CAAGCCATTTCCAGGCAACATTGTGTTGGCGGCGCGGCCAAAATTGTTGGCGGGGTTGCTATAATAATCATAGAATCGCGCATTAAAGTTTTGTTCCATCTCATAATCTCCGCGATTGGTCTTCTTGCGTGTATTGGATTCGGTGATATGGGTTATTTTTTTTTCCGATGCCATCGTGCGAAAATATACACATTCACGAGAAAAGTTTGGCGTGTAATGCCGCATATGCTGGATGCTTATCACTAAATCGGTCTGGGTCCCCCATATATGCACAGAACATTGGGTGGAAAAGGGGGAGGTTATCATAGGCAAGAAGGATACAGAGACCCGTTTGCGCGTCCTCGGACAACATAAACCCGGCGGCTTTCAAATAGAGGTGTTGGAAGAGAGGATGGTCCCGGGTTTTGAAATAAATCCAGTCAAGGGCGACCGTCATGGCGGCGTCGTCGCAGTCTTGTTCGTCTTGGGTCAGAGAATCCAGGTTTTCGGAAAAAGCCGATTTGGATTCCATTTTTAAGAGAGTTCTGAGAACTTGGCGATAACTAGTGTCGTCGTTGTATACAATCTTGGTAATAGAGATATCGTAAGGTTCGGTTGTCATTGCTAAATAAATATAACAGCGAGTTATGTTTATGTGGTGTTGTAAGATAATATTGGGACTAGAGTAAATTCATAAACAATTACTGGTTGTTGTTATGCTTTCTCTGGTTCTTCCTCTTCTTACTTTGACGTCTCTTGCGAGAACCTCCGAGATGAACTATCTTAGCGGGCTCAATGCCGGTCAGATCAACTAATTTAAATTTAGAATCTTTTAAGTCTTGGTGAGCCTTCGCGATAGCGGCGGTTCTTGCGGAAATAACGTCAGGAGTGGCATTATCAGCATTAGGTGCGCCCGCGGCAGCAAGAGCATTCCAAGTGACTGCCAATGCTTCAAGGTTATTACGCATTGCGGTAAGTCTAGCCAAATTATCACCATCAAGGGTGTCCACAGGGATTGCGTTAAAAGTTACCAGTTCTAGAGCCATATTTTCTTATACATTTACCCCCGAAAAAACTCGCTTAGTACCCACTGCCACTGGGCAAATGGGTCGCCTTGGTCGCCGATCGCGTGGCCGACCCGCCTCTCGTCCATCCATCCAACGCCGCCTCTTGTACTAAATACTTCGGGTTCGTGATGGTCTCCTTAATGCTATCCAAGAGAGGATACATCTGGTTATTCATAAACGACTGCTCAGTCACGGTAGAAACGCTCTTCTTGTTACTGACCAAGTCCCCCTGCTTCAGCTGGGATTCCAACGCGGTGTCACAAGACCCTCTGCCTAAATAAGGCACGGCCGCAAACGGGCGGGTCTGTAGCGACAGCTTCTCTAGCGACCTGGCGTTCTCCTTCAGGATGCTGAACTTGCTATCTACATCCACTGTAGAGGCTGTCGCGCCAGAAATAGCACCAGAATTGAACATAAACCCAGGCTGCGCAGTAGCAAAACTGACATGGTCATCACTTCTGGATTCGCTAAAATAGTTGCTCATCATATAATTGTTGAACTTTGTGTTCATCATGGTTTGCTGGGATTTATCGGTGCCATCATTGCGGATCCTTTCATTACTTTGGAAAACATACGAGTGTAAAGATGCCATAATGTGCTATATATACCGGCAACAAAAAATCACACAGTACCAAAGGTATGGCACGACCTGTATCCGAAGGAGCCGACTTAGTAGTTGTTGTACCTAGCAACCCCCTTGGCACAAGCGAAAGCATTGCCCTCTTTACACGACACCATCCCGCCATAACAGAACTCCGAAAACGACTGTTGGTCATTCGGTATGGTGGTGCTCGCGGTAGAATTAAAAGGCCGCAACGACTGCTCAAATACGTATTCATCGCCTAAATCTTTGAACAACTTCTCGGTGATATCGGGCTGGTCGGGATTGGCATTGCGCACAAATTGCTTCGCCTGTTCCACGATGTCCGCCGCGACATTGGAGTTGCCACTGGGTGGCGCGGGTTTGCGCTTGGGATTGTAGAGGTAATCCGTCGGCAACACATTGCCAAAAGGGTTCCCAGCATCGGGTCGCTGAAACACCTCCGTGGGCGTCTCCACCTTGTAAAGCGCCTGCGCGGGACCCGCGTCAAATCCCTCCTTCTTCTGTTGAATCTCGTCTTTCTCGGCGTTCTTGTGTTTGAACAGCAAATACACGAAGAACAGCGACACAGCACCAACCAACAAAATATGCGTGCTCTTGGTATAGAGGAACGTCACGAGTGTCAGCAGAACCACGGTCCTACTCACGGCATTCAGTTTCTGCTCAAACGACATGTCCTCGGTGGGAAAGAGTTCAAACAAAGATTCGGAGTTCAACAGAACATTCGGATTGTTGCTCCAAAAAGGCACAATCGTCGCAATAGGCTCTTTCACACCACTACAACTAGTTGGGGCCTCTCCCGGTAATATTTTTATTTCTAAACTATCTTCGCCGTCTTTGAATGGTGTTTCCTGTAATGTGCTCATTATATATACCGTCGATAAACGATTATTCGTCTACACGCACCGCTTATGGGTCGGCGTGGCTTATGGGTCGGCGTGGCTTATGGGTCCCTGTTCGCTTATATATAGTTTGATGCGCCTTGATGCGCTTCGTGCGACAACCGATGAAACACGCGCTGGCTATCATCGTCATATTTACTGAGCCCGTCCTCTATTGCCAACATTGGATAAACAATGGCACGGCGCCCCTCTTTGGTAATGGACCAATCCGCGCTAAATTGCGTATGTTCCGCCGGATTCGCCAAAAACCGGTCGGCATAATCGCCGCCGTATAATAATAATACTCGGGCGGCCTGTTCTCTCGACAGCATATACATTTGCGTGCCCCAGATATCACCATACCCATAGTACCGATACTGAGTCGAGTGCCCCGTTTCCACGTCCACATAACAGCTTTGTCCAACAAGGCCATCGGTGCCCGTCATCGGATAGGTCAACAAATATCCCAGTAACAAGGTGTCTAGCCCAAGCGATACAAAATCAGCGACAACGTGTTCAAGGCGCCCCCTAAAATCGGCATCAATCAAAATGTCGTCTTCGCAGAACACAGCACACCCCACTTCAGGCCCAGTTTCTTCTAAATATGCGCGAATCATATCCAGATGCCCCATCATACAGGACCAGCATTTCTCGGTATGGGCACAGAGGCCGCGGCCGGCGATACGAGGGTCTGTCGTAGGCACTCCGGGAAACATCGTCGCGTGCGCGCCTACGGCGCGCCATTTCTCCATCATCGCCTGTCGCCTCTCTTCGTTGGCATAATTAAGACAGTAAATCACACACTCCGTCGTCATAGTAATAATAATGTGTATTATTATGATGTTGTGTTAATATGGTTTCGCACGCAATAATATGTTTGTAATACACCATTATACCCTTGAAGATTAAAAACGGCACGTTTTCAATCTGTTCGTGAAATGCGTCCGCATTTCACGAAGTGATTATTCCGAGCGAACGCTCGGAATACATATCCAAGGGAGCGGTACCAGTGAGGAATTGAAATGACACCCCGTTGGGGTGTCCCATTTTACACCTTTTCTCATTCAAAACGCCCACTTTGTGGGCAGTTATGAGTGAAAAAGGGGGTCCCCTTTGCGCATTTTGAATGCGAAAAGGTGTAAATCTTCACCGGTATAAAGAATTACACTTAACATAATAATACAAAATCACCGAACTTCTATATAAAATGCCATCTACATAATATAGGTAAAATGCCGCGCCTTATCGGTGGTATTTGCTACCGCGCCTTATCGGTGGTATTTGCCCGCCCGCGCAAATGAATCCACCACGAAAATCACGAAAACGCCTAAAAACGAGTACAAGATGAGTTCCTCTGTAATATTGCTGGTCTTCTCCATCTGAATGTCTTCCAAAATGTTGGTGATGCGATTGAGTTTTTGCATAATGGCGCCATTGGGCTCTGTTTCTGCCCCCTTGGGCGCATAGTAGGGTTTTCCTAAAATACCTCCCGCCTCATAACTCTTGGTATAATTACTCAAGGAATCCAGGCTCAAATCATTGGGCAAAGCGGCCGAAGATGAGGCCCGTCGCAACAAATCCGATTCAAATCCCTCCTTTGACGTCGGCATCAAATCCGCTAAATTATCCATAAATGACCGCGACTTAACCACCGGTTTGAAATCGGCGAGCCCGCTGCCCGAATCCATGGGGTCGGCGGTAATGCGATTGAGCATATCATTCACGGCGGTGCTTCGTTCATCATTGGCAGTCATTGTCAACTTCAGATGTTCGGAAAATGCGCCCGCATTTTTCAAAGTGCTTATGCCGAGCGGACGCTCGGCAAACAGCTGGTCGGAAATATCATCTTGTTCTTCTAAATCTGCCAATCCCGCCGCGTCATCATCTTGCTGAGGCTGCGGTAATCGCTGTGTGCGTCGTTTGCCAATAGAGGGGGTTCTTTTTTGGGTACTACATCCTTTCCAAGGCGATGCGGTATTTAGTAATGACATCACTATCTATATTTTCAATAGTTATATATATAATGAATAAACCGAGAATGATAGATCCCAAAATATTGGTGGTGGGTCTAGAAAAATATTTCAAAGACGATTCCGTTGTAATGCAGTTCATACCGATAATATTAGTATTGATATATGCGTCATATAAGCCGTGGTTTGTAGATGCGAGCCACACCATTTTAGGGAAACTCGTTGCGATAATGCTGATTCTTTATTATACGTCCATTGATTATGTGTATGGCACATTGTGTTGCGTTGTTATCATTGCTTTTTACCAGATGTATGAGAGGGAGGGATTTTATGCCGAAGGTACTACGTTAGCCGAAGGTACTACGTTAGCCAAAGGTACTACGTTAGCCGAAGGTACTACGTTAGCCAAAGGTACTACGTTAGCCAAAGGTACTACGTTAGCCGAAGGTACTACGTTAGCCAAAGGTACTACGTTAGCCGAAGGCACACCTTCTGTAGAAGACGAACCAAAACCTGTCGGTGACGCTAAACCAAAGGAAGGTGGTGTAAAGCCTTTAACCATAGGTTCGCATTTATCTGTCAAATCCAACACGATTGACGCATTTAATACCGCCCGCGACACATTTATCCAAGAGAAGTGTAAAAACGGCGTTCTAATGTACAAGGATTTCCCCGTAAAATCCGAGATGGCCGACCACGTATTCCCAGAAATCCAATTCAATACCAAGTCTCGTTGTAATCCGTGCGACACAACTTGCGACTACAGTATCATAGAGGCCAAAATTGACACCGAGACCGAGCTTTGTCCGCGTTCATCCAACAACTTATTTGACCAGGTGAAAGACATATTCTACCCCAAACGATGTGATAAGAAAGGCCCCGAGCCCACCAAGTCGCCGATGCCGAACAAATAAACCAATGAGCATTTATTTATCCAAAGGTGCGGTTTCCGAAAGGCGCGGTTCCCGAAGGGAAGTAACAATTTTAAATAACCCCATACCATATATGTCAAAATCAAAGAAACCTGAGTCCAATGGTTGGTTGGGACTCATTCACGAGAGGTTGATGAACATCAACGACAGCAAAATATTCGCGGGTCTGATGATTATCACACTCAATATTGCCTCCAAGTTCGCCACGCTGAAACTCGGAAAAACCGCGGAGATGTATTTGAAATATACATTTAGCAAACAAATCCTAGTATTTGCGATAGCCTGGATGGGAACCCGCGACATCTACATTGCAACCGGTCTCACCCTCATTTTCATAATTGTTTTTGACGTGTTGCTGAACGACGAGAGCCGATTCTGTATTCTGCCCCAGGATTTCAAAGAGTTTTATGAGAATATTGACACCGATGTTTCGCATGATGACTATGTGAAGGCCCGAACAACGGTGGATAAATACATTGAACAAAAGGAAGCCGAACCAAAGAAACCGAAGGAAAATGAGCAAAAGAAGGCCTCAGAGGTATCCGCAAAACCGTTCTATGCGAAATAATCGCCTTTGTGTCTGTAATATTTTGGTATAACAAAATATTACTATAATATAAATAGGGATGGCGACAATTGATGGTTATGATTTGGACACATTAAACATTATGATGTACAACAATATTGACCCCAAAAAACCGATTGAATTGGACGCAAAAATGTTTTTGTTTGACAAGCCGATTAAGAGCGACAATGGCAAAATGTGGGTTTGTACAAATATTCGCTATAGTGAAGAAGTATTGTTGACAAAGACGCATTCCGAGTGTGTCCAGACATTCTTTGACCAGGCGCTATTTTTAAAATACATCAAGGAATCCTCTATCAAGAAACCGAACAATGACCCAATCAAATTACGTGATTATGGCGATGAAAAATGGGCAAATAGCGAAGCGGATGTTATCTGTAAATTAAAAAACAAGTGTTTTATGAAAGATAATATGCTCCTCGCACTAAAATATTGTTTTCCAGTTACATTTCCAGTGGATAGCCCGCCATATTCATTTAGTAAAGGCCAGCCGGATAGCATTACCGTTGGAAAGTTTATAAATAGTTGGTTTAACTCCGACAAATATGCCAATTTTACGCATATAAAAATAGATAGCAAAGACACGACGGTAATCAAATGTCAGTGGCTAGACACAATCAAGTTCCACCCGGTGTATCAAAAGGTGAATAAAGGCATTAAGCAATATCTTGTGAATGTAAAAGGACCGCTGATAAAGTTATTGGAGCAGGTGATAAAATTGATGGATGAAACTTTAGTTGGCGATAAAAACATGTTTTCAATATTTAATGACCATATTTTTAAGCTTGTGAATGATAGTAAAATAGATGTAGCATATAATTCTTTTTTAGATAGTGGTGAACAAAGTGGCGCAACAATTAAAAAAAAGATGACTGAATTAAAAACTAAATTAGATTTAATAAACACCAATACAATTTATGAATTATTTGACTTTTTATATAAATGCTATTATGCGATTGGTAGCAAAGATACCGAGATTATAGATTCAAAGGCTGACCCACCTTCAAATGCTGACCCACCTTCAAATGCTGCCCCACCAAAAATGTATACTTTAAATGATCTTATAAAAAAAGCAAACAAGCAGCTAAAACAGAAATTGGACCTAATCTTATTATTATGTTCTGTACATAGCAAAGAAGGCTATAACCAATTTGTACGAGACATTGGAATAGACCAGGTCACACTACAGAAATACGATTTCCACAAACCCTATGTACAGTTATTTGAATCGCTGACAATGCCAATCCGCAAATCAACCAACGCCAACATCAATAATTTATTTGATTTGATTGGCTATGATATCACCGGATTGTACAATATTTATGGAGAAGATGGATTCTATGACGTTGTAAATAACAAGGAGAAAGATACATACATTGGATTTGACAGAATTAATTTGAGCGCCGATAAAAAGAAAGCGCCGCATCTTGAAATCTATTTGGCAATGGAGTTTGCAGGGGGATTGGTTACTGACGCAAATAAGAGCGTAGTAGGGTGTTTGTTTGAAAACAATCGCCTTGGTAGAATGTTGGAAAAAATAATCAAGAAAGAAAAAGAGAGTGAAGACATTCTGGAAATGCGCGAATACATTGATTTGACGGCCCTGATTAAAAAAACCGAGAAAGACATCAAAATACAGGAGGCGAAGGATGCGAAAGAGGCCAAAGAAGCAAAAGAGGCCAAAGAGGCCGCACCTCAGACCCTGCCACCCCCTTCAGTTGTGCAGTCCAAAGATGACCTGCTACAAGTAGAGATAGACAAATTACCGGGTGTTTCACAAGACATAAGGAAAAAACTTATGGAAAAAATAAACAACGAAATCCCAGCAGTAAAGGAATTGGCAGATACGATTACAAAATACAATAAGGATTTGAGTTTGAAATCCGCATATGATAAGATTTTAACAAAAGCGAAAAATGATATAGAAACCTTGTTTAAAAATGCCGAATACGATGTAGAGAAAAATCCGGATTTAGCCTACGATAAAAAGGAAAAGGCACGATATGATTTAATGGATTATAAAACCATAAAAGACCTAATTGGACAACTTACGGAGCAAGCGACTTTCGCAAAGAAATCTGGAGGGAGCACGCGACGACATAGAAAAATGCGTAGGCAAAGGAAAACGCGAAGGCTTCATCAGTAATGTAAGACCATTAGTGGAGAGGTATCTTCAAGAAAAATAATCCACAAACAATGAGCCCGATGCCAATGTATTGGTTGGGGTCGCTCAACCTCTCTCCCAAAATAAAATAAGCGGCAATAGATTCAATGAGCGCCGAGATTCCATCCCACGCGGCATTCACCATCATAACCGAGCCCCCGCGCAATGCCCTTATCAAGAAGAATATCACGCCCACGTAGCCGAGAATACCGTAACCGAGCAAATCCAACCCTCCATTGTTGGCGTATTTTTTCAGCGCAAAGTCGCCGAATATTTCAAATATAGAAAGAAGTACAATCGTTTGTAAAAGCATTGTATATTCATAATTGCGAATATATGAATATATTGGCAGTTTAGTTCTTCAGTAATTTAGTTCTTCAGTAATTTGAAAGACAAACCCACTTCCCCGTTGACGTTTTCCCAAATTCCCGATATCTTCAAAATGGCTAAACTTTCCCCTGCACACGACTCCACAATCTCATATTTTGAAAGAATATAATCGGCCAGCTTGTGTGTCAGCGAAACACCGACTAAACCCCGATAAATTATATACTCGCTCATAATATCATTCTCCGCCAATTTAAAAGTTTCATATACTTCGCTGGATATAGTCGTTTTTGCCCCAGTAACCGTTATCGGCACGTCTATAAAAACGCCATACATCACCATAAAATCATTACCATAATTCATCTTGGTAAAGAGTCCATCAAAAAGCATATTTGGCTTTGTTTCCAGAAATTGTATGCTTGACTTTGCGAAATTGGTGTGCTTTAATAAAATATTCATACCACGGATGAATAAAACTGGGAAAAAGGTTTATACTAGTTTGCTAAATAGTATAGACTGTTGAAGATTTATGCGCGTTTAAGCAATTCTGAGACCGCCAGCTAAGCCGGTGCCGATGGCAAGACCAGCACCCTGTCTAGACGAAGCACCCATAGAAGGAATGAATGTGTCCAAAATGGCAAGGGTGGCAGCAGCAGTTAGGGCAATGACGACTACCTCCTCAACATTCAAAGAATGCTTAGGAATGACGTAGGCGGCAAGGGCAACAATAATACCCTCAATAATGTATTTGATAGCACGTTTAACAAGCTCGTTGAAGTTCATTTTATATAGTATTCAAATAGAAAAAAATAAATAAATATGAATAACCTCTAAAAATACTTAAACGGGTCGCCGTTAATCTAAATATATCACTAAATGTCAGGCTTCCAAAAAAAGAATTTAGATAGTGGAAAAGAAAATCCTAAATATGTTGACTTGTGCGAAGAGGATGCCACCATCCCTTCCCAGAAGTTTGTTTGTATCTCGTTCATTTCCCCCGAAAAGATTCTGAAACAGCGCGAACAATATGTTTTTGAAAAGTTTGTTCAGCAATGGGAGTTCAGCAAATCCATTGAGAAGTTCGGCGATTTCCTAAACTTCTTGTCTTTCAAATACAAGATTAAGATGGATGACATCATGGTGGATATGAAGGAATATGTGGAGGAGGAGAAGAAGAAGCTTAAGTCTTATTCCATCACCGACGACTTCAACAATTTCATGGACAAGAACGAGGACCGAATTACCAATGAGTTTAACGCGAAACACGAGTTCCACACATCGGTGCGCGGAATCAAGGTGCGTGGCTCGTATTCCAGTCAGGCGGAGGCCGAATTGCGCGCCAAGAAGCTGCGTGAGACCGACCCCAACCACGACATCTTTGTAGGACCCGTTGGTATCTGGATGCCCTGGGACCCTGATGCCTACAAGACTGGACGTGTAGAGTTCATGGAGGACGAGTTGAACCAGCTCCATCACGAGAAGATGAAGAACGAGGAGAAGGCGAAACAGGAGTTTGACCAGAGAGTGCGTGATGCGAAGCGCAAGGCCATTGAGGAGAACGTTAGGAAGGCGCGTGAGTCGGGCAACACACTCACCCAGACATTAAGTGAGGATGGCGAGCTGGTGGGTGTCAACAAGACTGTCAATTTTGATGAGCGCGAGGTGGCGGACGTGAAGCCGTTCAATGGTGGAAAGAGCGATGTTGTGTTAGAGAATGAGCTGGACCGTGTTGATTAAAGCCTCCGTAGGAGGCGACTGTTAAAGTAATGGAACTCGTCGTTTAAGGGAACTCGTCGTTCCCTTATGATCCCATACTAAGAGATATTGTCGTATTCATCGAATCAAAGACACCAATCCCTACAAAAAATTGATATTGTATCCTATACAATACCAACACCAAAACAACAACAATAAAATGTTATCTAATCTAAACATCCCCGTGAAAGTAGAACCCACCGATTTGCCGCACACATTTCGCCAATCGCGCAGATATCGGCGCCGACAAACCGATGCCATCTGGGCCACCGAATATGTGTGTAATTTCGGATTCCGCGTCCACAACTACGAAGATTTGTGCTCACTCTTGGAAACGATGAGATACTGGAACTTTGAAATCACGCCGACGGCGTATTTTGACGCCATATTTAGTAAGAAACGCATTATCAAACAACTGATGGAAGAAAATACCGAAGAACTTTTGTTACAGTTTCCCAATTTCCGGCCTCTCTATGAAACGACCATATTGGTGGATGATATGACACACGAAGAAAAACACCGGATAGCACTGGAAAACGGATACTATACCTTGGCGGAGTATTTATGCCAAGGTATTGTATAGAGGAAAATGAATCTTGAGCAATGGCATATCTGGGCATTACTTGGTGTTTTTATTGCAATCATCATTGGCCTAGTTATCTGGAACAAAAATAAAAATACAGAAGGATTGGAAAATAAGACGTCCAATTCTGTAATACCTCTCCATATTTATCAAACATGGCATACCAAGAAGCTCCCACCAAAAATGAAAGAATGTGTTGAAAAATTAAAAAAAGACAATCCTGAGTTTGAACATCATTTATATGATGACAAGATGTGTAGGAAATACATAAAAGATAATTATAGTAACGATGTTCTAAACGCATTTGATAAATTAATACCGGGTGCATATAAGGCAGACCTATGGCGATATTGCATATTATACAAAGAAGGTGGTATTTACATGGATATAAAGTTTAAATGTGTAAAAGGGTTTAAATTAATAAAACTTACACACAAAGAACATTTTGTGCTTGACAGGCCTTTCGCGAAAATAATAAATATTGCCGAGGAGTTAAATATAATAAACAACCTTAACTATTACTCAAATATTTTTTCAAATATAGATACTGTGTTTTGGAAAAATAGAAACTTGGGAATATACAATGCATTAATGGTATGTAAGCCAAAAAATCCGGTTTTATTGGAATGTATAAACGCAATCGTAGAAAATACGAAAACAAATTATTATGGTCACAATCCATTATATGTTACTGGCCCTGGATTATTAGGGGACATATATTTTAAAAATAATTTTGACAAAATACAAGAGTTTGATTTATTCAATAGTTTGGGCGGAAATTGTATATTAAATAAAAAACGTGTTATACTGAAACATTATGACGAATATCGTAGTGAACAAAATCACAACAGCAAAACACCATATTATCACGAGGCGTGGAAAAATAAAAAAATATACAATAATAAATAGAGGTTCCTTAAAGAGTGGTCATAAGCGCTACGCTTATCCCCTTAAAGGAGGGGTCAAAGGGGGACTTCGCCCCCCCCCTTAAGGAGTGGTCATAAGCGCAGCTCCCAAAAGAGGGGGTCAAAGGGGGGGGGCTGCGCCCCCCTTAAAGAGGGGGTCATAAGCGCAGCTCCCTTAAGGAGGGGTCAAAGGGGAACCATGGGTTCCCCTTATTATACGGTCGGCACAAACTCCCAGTCCAGCGACTCGCACACCTTCTTCCACACCATATCCTGCTCCAACTGTTTCTCGCGGTCCTTCATCATCGGAATATACGGCAAATACTGCGTCTGGTCCAACAGCACACACAACTGAAACAACGTATAGGTACAATTAAAAAAGTTCGTCCTGTGCGCCGGGCAATGGACCGCCCACGGCTCCTGAATCTCTATAAACAGGATACAAAGAGTGTCCTGGAGCTCGTCACTCATTACCGGCGGCTTAATACCCAAAATAGAATTAATATACTGGATGTGCTCAAAATACCGGTTGAATCCCAGCTTCTTCAAGATTTCGCGCATCTTTTCATAATTGATTTCGGTTGTCAAGTCCTGGATGCGCTCCTTCTTGATACGCCCGCGAATCGCCTCTATCACGTGCGCCGGGATTTGCGTCGTCTCCTTCGCCTGAAACTGCGACAAGATTTCCTTGAAATGATTCAAGCGCACATACGCATTATAAGTGACTTCATTAGGCGGTTCCTTGTATATCGGCTTCTCATTGTCCACGATGTACTGAACGTAGACCCCGCATTTCTTATTATTACAGATGAGAATCCCCTCTTCATCTTGGGGAATGAGTTCGCCCGTCCGGCAGCTCTGACACACATCCGTCACCACATTATAATCGCTCGTATTACAATATTCGCGATTGACGTTCTTCCAGTAGTTGTGGTATTTTTGCCGCGATGCCTGGCCAAGTGCTGCCGCCGCCTCTTCCGGCGTCTGCTTCACTTTGAAGAATGAGTTTAGCACGTTTTTGGCGCTATTCTCCCCCGTTGAAATCTTCTTCTTCTCCTCAAAATAGTTGAATATGTAGGGGACGTTATCCAGCAAATACTTGTTTTTGAGCGCACGCATCGTTTTCAACTTCACACCGATGTCGCGGATACGGTCTTGAATCTCCATCCGCACATCAATGTCGTCGTCGTCGGTCAACTGACCCAGATGCGACCTCAGTTCCGCGCGTTCAGCCTCTAATTGCGGGATTTGCGTGGTTTCCACCGAATGGATGTTATCCAGGATTTGCGAGTGTTTTTCATCTATTGTAATGTTGGACGGCGCCGTTTTTTTCTTTTTAATGCTATGGTTGGGCATATATGTGTGTCTTTTATATTTAGATGATTATTTATTTATATGGTTATTGAGCCCTCAATATAATAATATATTAACAAATATTATAATGTCATTCGCATCCACAATTAAGAAGACCGCGACAAAGGTCGCGACTTTAACAAAGGGTATGATGCCTTCTATGGCTTCTAGTATGATGCCTTCTGTAGGTATGTTGAATAATAAATGGATCCTCTATGTAATTCTTTTTATCAGTATCGTAGATTTGTTCAATTTTTACTCAAAAGGTGACGCAACCGCGATTGCGATTTTTCTGGTTTCCGGATTTTTGACATCCTATTTTAGCAAGAATATGCTGGTTGTATTGGTCGTGGCAATTGCCGTGACACACATTGCCCGTTTTGGCAGTGCCTCTATGGAGGGTATGGAATCCGAGGAAGAAGAAGAAGAGGAGACGACCGAGGGCTTAACGTCCGAAGACGAAGTCGTAGAAGAAGAAGTAAAACCAGAAGATAAGGTAAAGAAAACTGCCGAATCAGAAGATAAGGAAAAACCAGAAGAAGAAGAAGAAGATAAGAAAACTGCCGAACTGGCATCTATTAAAAAAACGTTGGAGAAAATGAGCACAGCTGATTCTTCCACAAAAACAACTGAGGAGCTTATTAAGGAAACCAAGAAGGTTCAAGAAAATATGGCACTTTTAGAGCCATACTTGAAGGCGGCCGAAAAGGCAACCGCGCCGTTGGAGAAGTCGGAAGGTTTCTGTGATTATGCTGCAGCATACAAGGCATAAACACAATACTATTTTTACAAGTTTACACCCCTTGTAAAAATCTTCACAACCATATATTAATCAATCTATAATATAATAGACGCCCACACAATGGAGACCGATGAATATTATATGGTTGTTTTGGGCCTGTCCATTTTATTGATTCTTACCCTCTCCTATGAACCTCCCATCAAAGAGGGTTTGGATATTGGAAAAGAGCTAGCAAAAACATTTGAAAAACCCGCAAAAGACATTAAGAAGGCAAGTGAAAAGGAGTTCAAAAAGGCTAAGCAGGCCACAACCAAAGAGTTCAATAAGGCCAAGAAGGAGACTACCAAAGGTTTTGATGTAGTGAAGAAAGGCACCGAAAAAGTCGCAAACGAAGCAAAAAAGGGATTTGACGATATATTTGAAGAAATAACAAACATTGCCAATTACATTGTGTGCGGATTCAACAAAATCAAAACGCTCCCCGACTGTTTTTTCTGGTACTTCTTGGATATCATTTATGGCGTCTTCTATATGTTTTATTCCATGTTGGCGTTTGCCATTCCGCCTCTCAAAGATGGTGCCAAAATGTTTGGACAAGGAATCAATATGGCGGATGGAATGATTCATGATTTAACAGGGATCCACATGTTTAGATATCCAAAGAACGTTATGAACAAATGTTATTTGTGTAAAGGTGCGCCGAAGAAGAAACGGCCAAAATAGAGCAAATGCTCTTAATTGGAGTAATCTGTTAACAGATGCACTTCATGAGACATACATCTGTTGGCAGAAGTGTGGGGGGGGCTTATGCCAAGTGATTATGCAGGGCGCCCTTTAGGGAGCCCTACATACATCTCACCAATATAATATAATGGGCAAGAAATGCTTACCAGGTGTAATTTGCGTTGAAAATATGACACTCTTTCTGCTATTTGTGATTGCGGTGATTCTCATCTATTTCTTTCATAAAACCACAAACACTCATCCCTCTATTATTTTGTTGAACAATGATTTAGGAAAAACGCGTGAATCTCCGATTCTAACGCCCCCGGAGAATCATATGTATGACCCCGATTTAGTCGCAACTTTTCCCGAGATACGACCTTCGGTGAGACCCAATATCAATATTGAGACCCGCGGAACCAACCAAAGCTACAGTCAGATTGGAATTCTCACTCGCCCCGGAGTCAATGCGGAGACCCTGATTTTGCCACTGATGGGTCGCCGACACGACTCGGGCAGGAATAAGATGCAATATTACACTATATCCAACACGGGTAATATGAACACGAAGCTCCCGATTAGCAAAGACGGACGTAGTTGTACTGGCGAATATGGATGCGACGAAGTATTCAATGGCGACACGGTTTATGTTGAAGGCTACGCGGATACATTTAAGGCAACCATTTACGAGAACAGTCGTTTCAATTATATTCCAAGCATAATGTAAGAAAATGGCTGTTGCCGCACGTTTCCAACATATTCAAGATATAATGCGAGACCGTCGTATATATCAATTTATACCGCCGCCAAATGCGGCGGCACTACCAGAACAAAACAATGATGCAGCATTAATGGCGGCACTTGCTGTTCCTCCAGAACAAAACAACGATGCTGTGTTGGCTCCGGTTCCCGTTCCCGTGCCTCCAAAACAAAACAACGATTATGTGATTGCTGCGTTGATGGCAGCACTTCCGGTTCCTCCTGTTCCTCCTGTTCCTGTGCTACCAGAACAAAACAACGCTAATGCGCTTCTTGCGGCAATTCTAGCAGCAATGGCCAAAGAAGAGGAAAAGAAAGAGGAAAAGAAAGAGGAAAAGAAAGAGGAAAAGAAAGAGGAAGATGGCTTCAATCGTCAAATAGATTGTCTTGGCGAAAGCAATGACCCAAATCAGATTGGGTGTGTTTGAAATGTGAAAAGGTATAGGAACAATAAATAGATGTATTATATTTTATGTTTATAATATAATAATGAGCAGTATACAGTTTTCATACCCGCAAATGAGCGGAGCACTTACACCGGACAAAAAAAAAATACAAATCGTTAACTCAGGTGGCAGTTATTTTGATTTAATTTATACAATCGGACAAACTACTACAGTTTTACATTTTATTCCAACAGCACTGTCTTTTACAAATGATTCTATGATAATTGACCATACTGGCACTGGTGGAAATACACTAAAAATAAGATTCAAAATCGCTCAATCTGATAATGCTAAGCACGGCATTACACCGTCAGATATGTATATAAATCAATTAATTGGTGATGGATTGGAAAAGGATATGAAAATGATAGATAAAAAAATAAAAATTGGATTGGACTCTTCTATGTATACAATTGATTTTGCGCCTTGTGGAAAAATACCAATCAAAACCTTGGACAAAACATATTCAAGTGGCGGTTCATATTCGGAGTTGACGACTCAATCGGTTGAAATACCACTAACATCCAACACATTTATCACGGATGAAATCGTTTGCGACGAGGGGATAAACAATAGCACCGATGCCGCAACAAAAACATACGAAGCAAAGGTTGCCGGAAATGTTGGCCTCTCTTTTGGTCTCGGGTTTTTGGTATTGACCGCGGTTGTTTTTGGAATAACAAAATGGAAACCGATGTTTAATACTGGAACCGAATGGTTTGGTGGCTGGGACGACCATCGCGGTTATAATGGCATTTTTGTAATAGCGTTTTTACTCTCATTTTCGTGTTTTATGGGATATGGAGGAGTATTAAGTTCTGGCTCAGGTTCTACCGCCGACCTTACCGGATTGTTATGGACAGCCATTGTTTCTTTCTTAATCTTTGTTTTTATGGTCGGGTATAAGATGGCTGTATTGACCAAACCAGCAGTAGTAGCACCAGTAGTACAATAATAATATTTTCATAATATTGTAAAATTACAATATTATATCTAGGACGGTCTTTGGTTAAGGGGGTCCCTTTAGGTCGGTTTTCCAAAGGGTTCGAAGGCCCCTTTAACAGTCGGTTTTATAAAAGAAAACCTTACATCATCAACGACGCATTGTGGACATTCTCCGCAACCGGCTTGTATTCACTGGACACATAGGTAATCAAGCTACTCTTGCCAATCGGCGCCATTTGGGCTACCATCTCCTCCTCCAACGAAGTAGGGGCGACGGGGTTCATCTCCGCCATTTCTTCGTCCTTCTTGGCCTGTGTCGGCACATAGGTCATCATCGGCACACGGTTATTCATTCGGGCACTGCGACGAACCACTTCGTAAGCGACAAAGAGCCCAACAACGCCCAAAATGGGGTTGTAATAAACGAACATAAAGAGGGCCAACATCAATGCCCCCACCATTCCCAACGGACTGTCAATATAAGAGGCAACTGACTCGGGCATTTCAATATCTACGGCAATATAAATGGCAAACAAGGCCAAAATGACCATTTCCAATTTTGATAAAGAGCGAAAATGAGACAATAATTCCATCGTGTTATGTATATTATATAGCAGGTTTTTTCTACCTCTATCACCAACACAACAAAATAACCAAAACATATTAGAAACAATGTGGAAATATATGTAGTCACTTCCCAAAGAATAACCAAAAGAATGAACAAAAAACCGAACCCTCTATGGGCCAAATCCAAAAAAACTGTCACTGCAGTTCCCGAATTGCCTAAAACCGCAAATACGTATCTTGGTCCCAAGGGATACACGATATACAAATCCGACCTAACAGAGGCGCAAATCAAATATGTCAAGGAATCCCTCACGGTCAAACCCGTCACACCCGGTATCACACTTGCCGCCACAACCACGTTCCCCGCCTATCGCGAATCCACACAAAAACTCTACGTGCCCCGTTGTTTCGGCATCACCCATTTCGGCCCTCCGAAAGCAACCAAAATCCCACCCGGCGACAACATTGACGTCCCTTTCGTCGGTGTACTGCGCGACTATCAGCAGGAGGTGGTCGCCGCCTACGTGAAAGCCGTCGCCGACCCCATCGCGTGTAGTGGCGGCCTGGTCAATCTCCCCTGCGGATACGGCAAAACCACCGTTTCGCTAAATATCGTATCCACAATGAAGAAAAAAACGCTAATTATTGTCCACAAGGAGTTCTTGCTGAATCAATGGGTAGAACGTATCCAGCAATATTTGCCCACGGCGCGCATTGGCCGCATCCAGGGCCAAATCATTGACGTGGCCGACAAAGACGTGGTCATCGGAATGCTCCAGAGTTTGTCAATGAAAGACTACGAAGACGCCGTGTTCTCATCATTCGGTCTCATACTCATTGACGAAGTCCATCACATTGGCTCGGAGGTATTCTCGTGTGCCCTCTTCAAAATCGTCCCTCAATATACGCTTGGCCTCTCTGCCACGATGGACCGCAAAGACGGCACCACCTTCGTATTCAAGATGTTCCTCGGTGATATTGTCTACAAGATTGCTGAGAAGAAACAGCGATTTGTTCAAGTGCGCGCGCTCCATTACCAAGGCGGCAATGCCGACCCCGCCTTCGCACGCGTAGAATACGATTTCCGCGGCAACCCCGCGTATAGCACGATGATATCCAAGCTGTGCGAATATACGCCGCGCACAGAGTTCATCATCCGAGTCATCCAAGATATGTTTGCGGAAAACGGGGAGCAACAAATCATGGTAATAGCGCATAACAAGAATGTTCTCACCTACATTCATGATGCCATAGAGGCGCGCAAAATCGCCACGGTGGGGTACTACGTGGGTGGGATGAAAGAGTCGGCGCTCAAACTCACGGAGAGCAAACAAGTGGTGATTGCGACCTATGCGATGGCGGCGGAGGCGCTGGATATCAAGACGCTTTGTACGCTGATAATGGTGACGCCGAAGACGGACATTGAGCAGTCGGTGGGGCGAATCTTGCGTTCCGACCACGAGATGCCGGTGGTAGTGGATATCGTGGATAGCCACGACCCGTTCCAGAAACAATGGGCGAAGCGGAAGACGTTTTACAGGAAGGAGAATTACCGGATATACAAGGTTGCATCGTCGGCGTATATTCCCCCTTCCACTTTGGGACAACCGATGCCGACTGGGTGGGAGCTCGTATATGAGCCGAAAGTCAAATCGTCCGTCGGTGCTAAAGCTGTAGAAAAAGAAAAAGACAACGACAAAGACAACGACGACGACGAAGATGAAGACAAACCACCCACTGGCAACTGCTTACTCACGATGGATTTCACCGAATAATATGGCATCTGTCTTTTCTCAATTTCCCATTATTATGTATTGTAAAATATATAATAACTAACATGGACCCATTACACAAACGATTCTTGTTATTTTTGGTTGGCTGTATTGGTACTAGAACCGCATTCGCATTTATTGCGAAAACGATAAGTCTGGATTACTTGCCGATTTTAGGCTATATAGCCATACTTCCAATGCTGGGTTTTATCTATATATTCGCAACTGGTTCTAGAAAAACGGGGATTGAAGTTGGCGGTGGTAAAATCTGGTGGAATTGGCTGCGACCGGTTCACGCGTTCATGTATTTTTTATTTGCGTACAATGCTATATCTGGAAATAGAAACGCTTGGTATTATCTTGCTGCTGATGTGATTATCGGACTTGTTGCGTTCTTGGTACATCATGGGACGGCAGGTCACCTTACGAAGTGAAAATATATTTGAACAAATTGGTCTTGAACCCGTTGAACGCGGAACTGGACGCGGCGGTATATGCACCAAAATCCTCTACATACACCCATTCACCAATGGCCAATTCAGGCAACATTACGTTTTCGCAAATGAGGTCAATGCTGTCGCACGTGGGGCCGAAAATCGTGCTTTTGAATTGTCCGCCGTCCCTCTCATTGAATGGCAAGATTGTGGGCACAGTGTGGTCAAAATAGATACAGTTGAATGAACCGTAGACGCCGTCGTTCAAATAATAGATGATGCGCTTGCCCGTAGGGTCTGAAGCCTTATCCGAAGGGTCTAAGGCTTTAACCGTAAGGTCTGAAGCCGACTTATCTACGGCTTTAACCGTAAGGTCTGAAGCCGACTCTTCATACAATATCTTCTTCCCAATAACATTCAGCACCAAAATATGCGACTTCTGGGCAAAGTAGCGCCCCGGTTCCGCAATAAACTGAACATCCGGCATATCCCCAAAAAAATCATGAGCTCCATCTCTCACCCTCGCGGCAATGTCCTCAAACCGTATCGCGCGGTCCACGCCCGGAAACCCACCCCCGATATCAATCGTATTGATGCGAATCCCAATGCTTTCTGCCATATCCGTCGCGCTCCGACAATCCCGAATCGCATTATAGAAGTTCTCCGCCGACGAACACCCACTCCCCACGTGAAAACTGAACCCCACAATATCCAGCTTCAACGTCTTGGCAATGCGCAAAAGCTCATCCACTTGCTCCAACCGACATCCAAACTTCTTGTTGAACTTACACAGACTCTTGCTGTCATCCACGGCCAACCGCAAAACCAACTTCGCATAAGGATGGTACAACTTTATTTTGTACAGCTCCTCTTCGCAATCAAAGGTCATCACGTCCACATCGTTGGCCCGCGCGTACCGGATTTGCGACGACATCTTACAAGGGTTGGCAAATATGATACGACTCGGGTCAGCGGTAATCTCAATAATCGTCTTGATTTCATTCTCGCTGGCGCAATCAAAGTTACACCCTAGTGTTGCCAGCGCCTCTAATACTACTGGATTTGGATTACATTTCACGGCATAATGAGGTTTGACATTTGGCAGAAGCGTGGTCCATTTGTTGTATGCCTTGGTAATCTCGCCCAAATCAATGATGAAAAACGCGTGGTCGCTTTGGTTGTCCTCCAAATAATCGTTGATGATGTCGTAGGTCTCGTAATCGCTGCCGTAAAACTTGACGTTGTTTTTCTGGAAAAAAGCATTTCCGAGCCATTGATCGGCTGCGCCGACGCGGGTGTATTTGGTGGTGGGGTCCATATACCCCAATTTGGTGAGAAAATCTTATATTCTTTACAAAAATCTGTTATTAGACATTTACACCATTGAAGAATTTATAACTTGTAAAAATGTCACATTTTAATTCTTTAATGGCGCGGTATCGGTAACGATTTGAAATGACACCCCCGCGGGGATTCGGGAGGTGCCCATACGGGGCACCGACCACAGTTCCCATTTTAAATCTTCACCGGTATAAAAAGTCTAAGACCCGCGAAAATAAGTGACATTTCTGCCGTATGTTGATAGTGTATAAGCACAAAAAACGTCGTAACAAAACACAACGATTAACAATAATAGTATGGCACCCGTTGTTATCAAGAAATATTTGCGATACATAATTTGGTGGAGATGTTTATATTCAGTTGTCATTTGAGATTCCATAGTTGTCTCTAATACAAACAATGTGTGTAAGTTGTTTCAAAGAATGTATAACCGTGCCCCGAAGGGAGGGCCTACACAAGAAATTGCGGACAACAAAAACGGCACGTTTTTGTTGTAAGGTGTTTCTTAGATGGGAATCTTACAGATTCCCATCCAAGAAATTGCGGATTGATGAAATACGTAGTGTTTCATAAATCAGGTGTTTTTTGCCTATGTCATCCCAGAGGGATGACATAGGCAAAAAATTGAATTTTCTATTATCAATTTAAATAGAACCACATAATAAACATATATCTTTCTTTAAAAAATGAACACAACGACCCAAACCAAATTGTCAAAATCCGAATGGGAATCCATTGAATTCCCCGTTTCCGAGGACGAAAAGGAGATTCTACAATTGATCCGCGATGGCTATTCCAACATAGACATCCGATACAACAAGAACGTCTCCTTGTTCAGTTACGCCAAACTAGACCGCTCATCCACGATTGAAAACTATCTTTACACAAAGTTCCTCAAAACCGACGTGGACGAAGTGATTCAAATTGTCCGCGGCATCAAGGGCGCCCCCACGGAACTCACCGCATTTCGCGTAGAAGAAATCAACATCAAGCGCCTCAAATCCGCCGACCAAATCCGCCTTGAAAACATGAACACGAACATTGAAATCAACAAACCCAGGATGATAGAATACATATATATCGGATTCTTGAAAGAGATGTTCCGCTTATTTGCCGCGAATAAACGCAACTACGCGTTTTACCTATATAGTCTCATCCAATTGCGAAACATCCACATTCCCCACAAGAACACATTCGTCATGGATTTCATTGACAAATCCATCGCATACATAAATGGACAGACAGGTCTCAACACGATTATCAGCGGCGCCTGCGACTTCATAGAGAAGAACCCAAATCTATTCAAATACGGCGACCTTACCCTCTACGACCACCAAAAGCGCATATTTGACTTGTTCAAGCGCACACACACCGATTACTGGGAAAACGACATATACAAGACGAATCTGGTTCTCTACATCGCCCCCACCGGTACTGGAAAAACGCTCACTCCGATTGGCCTCTCTGCCGATTATCGCGTAATTTTCGTGTGTGCCGCCAGACACGTCGGTATGGCCCTGGCAAAATCCGCGATTTCCGTTCAAAAATGCGTCGCGTTCGCATTCGGCTGCGAAACGGCCAGCGACATTCGCCTACATTATCTGTCAGCGGCCGTATACAAAATCAACTCTCGCACAGGTGGCATCGGAAAAGTGGACAACAGCGACGGCCGCAAAGTGGAGATTATGATTTGCGACGCGCAATCCTATTTGGTAGCGATGTATTATATGCTCTCGTTCAACCAGCATTTCAACATCATAACCTACTGGGACGAACCCACGATTGGGATGGATTACGAAACGCACCCGCTCCATGAAATGACGCACCGCAATTGGTCGGAAAACAAGATACCGAACATGGTGTTGTCTTCGGCGACGTTGCCAAAACATACGCAACTATTTCCCGTCATCAACGATTTCCGCGCGAAATTTCCGAGCGTGGTCATCACCACCATTGAAAGCTACGATTGTAACAAGTCAATTTCATTGCTGAACAAGAACGGCGTGTGTGTATGCCCGCATTTGTTGTACGAAGACTATCGCCAGATGGTGGAATGCGTTGAATATTGTAAGAGCAACATGACATTGTTGCGGTATTTTGATTTGGCAGAGGTGGTCCGCTTCATTTGCTATTTGGAGCAAAAGAAATACATCCCGGAGACCATCAACATGAATACGCATTTTCAAAATGATATCGCAAAAATAACGATGAACAGTCTGAAAATATATTACTTGAACCTGATTGAAAACGTGGACCCCGATATGTGGTTCAACGTATATCGTTATATGACGACCACGATTCGCCGCAAGTTTGACCGAACCCCTGAGAAAACCTCCGGACTAGGTGGTGGTTCTTTAGCTCGCACATCATCTGTTTCCAAGGAGCCATCTTTCGTGGAGAAGGCCAAGGCGATTTCCCAAGCATCGGGTGGAATCCTATTTACCACGGCGGATGCGCATACATTGACCGACGGCCCCACCATCTATTTGACGGAAAACATCGGCACCATTGGAAACTTCTACATCCAGCAGTCCAATATACCGCCCAAAGTCTTTGAAACAATAATGAACAAGATATTCCAAAACAACGCAATCAACGAAGAAATTGCTAAATTGGAAGCCACGCTGGAAGACGTTCTCGGTGAAGAGGCCAAAAAGGAGAAAAAGATGTCCAAGAACCTACTGGATGCCCCCGAGTTCTGTATGCCCGCTGTGAAACGCATCAATGAGCAAATTGATGAGCTCAAATCCAATATCAAACCCGTCGTTCTGGATTCCGTGTACATCCCCAACACCGTATATCACCAGCAAGTATGGACAAATGACATCGTGGAAACCGCATTTGTGCCGGTGATTGACCAAGACACCGCCAAGAAGGTGATGGAACTGACGATTGACGACCGCCTCAAAGTCCTGCTTCTCCTCGGAATCGGCACATTTGACAATCACAAGAACGACGCTTACACGGAGATGATGAAGAAGCTGGCGAACAACAAGCAGTTGCTGATGATTGTCGCGTCGTCCGACTACATTTACGGGACGAATTACCAATTTTGCCATGAAATCATCGGAAAAGACTTGACAAATATGTCGCAGCAGAAGACGATTCAGGCGCTCGGACGTGTTGGTAGAAACAACATTCAGCAAGAATACACGGCGCGATTCCGCGACGACGCCATCATCAAAAAGTTGTTTGAGCAACAAGAACACAATATAGAAGCGGATATGATGTGTAGATTGCTTAGAACCGAGGACGACGACGACGAATAAACAACTCGGTTCACCGGTTTATGATGGTTTGGTCCTCTGTTTTTTATCTGTTGGCATGTAGATAAAAAATGTTATTAGTGGGTATTAATAAACAATTCCCGTCCCGACTCAATTTCTCTAAAGTCTCGGTCCACTTGTTTCGGCAATTCAAATGGCACGGCGATTGTGCTAATGTCTTCGCAGTATTTTAGGTAGCCAACTGACTCGTTGAATACATTGAGTACGGCATAATTCAAAACAAGGGTGTTTAGCCGTTCTACTTGGGCGGTTATGCCAGTGGGGTAATGCTGGGCATACTGTAAATAAATACTCCGCATAATGATTTTGAGCGTATCTGGGTTTTGCGGCATCACCGTGAACTGATGCTTGGACATTTCATAAACTCCGGCTCTTATCCCGTTCTGGATAATCTGCATGTTTTCGGCGGAAAAGAACACCTGCGCCAACACATTGTCCTCCCATTCGCCGGTTAAAGCCCCACGATACTCGGTCGCCTTGTTTTTAATGGCGGTCTTTTCTGCGAGTTGGAATTGGATTGCGGGGTCCGGCTGGCTCATCAAGTTCATCCGGCCATTGTATCTTGCTAAATCCAATATTTTTTTGTTATAGGCATTTTTAATTTCATCGGATGGCATCGTATCTCTCTCTTAAAATACTGTCCGATATTTTTTCCAACAAATATTTTATGCGCGGTATATATATGTTTGAAATTGACAGTTTTTATTTGATTGTGCTCACCATCGCAATTATTATCCTTATTATTGCGCTTGGATTTATGGGATGGATGCTTTCGCACCAGAAAGACGCTATTAAATTCCCAGAGATCACCACCACGTGCCCCGACTTTTGGACCATTAGTCAAGATGGGACAAAGTGCGAGCAACCCGAGAATAATTTTAATAAAGGTACCGTAAAACCCGGTATCAAAAACAAGGATAAAAAAGATATTACAAGCGTATTAGAGGCTTACAAAAAACCAGGTACAAGTGAATGGACCGCGGTTCCTGGAAAATCTACTGCTGCTGCCGAAGAAAAGCATACAGCCAACTCGTTTGATTCAAAAGACGCCGGATGGGGCTCAGGCAATGACGCCATCTGTAACAAGCGAAAATGGGCAAATAATAACAATATCAATTGGGACACCGTCACCAATGTGAACTTCTGTTAACCAATTATAGTTTTTTTCTGATTCCTGAATACTGAGTCATAACAAAACCCGAAAAAATAGCAATAATCGTTGCTAAAGAAATCCACGTCGCCTCGGACACCGCGTGTTTCATTGCGGTGAGCTCAAACATTTTGAACAATGGATTACTGTCTTCCATCTCCGTTTTCAAATCGCCCACGGAATCCATCATCTCTTTCTTCAAAAACACACCCTTGATAGGAGACGATTCCGCGGTTTTCATAGATTCTAAAAACTCAAAGAATCCGGAATCAAACATCTTGGTACTCAATACGCCGTATTTCATTTTGCTGCCACTGGCATTTGTGAAAATCGTGTCAGCAAGGTCGTCAACGCTGCCAAATGTGCTTATTCCCATATATCCCACCGTGTTTTCAAATGCTCGTCCCATTATTGGTAACATTCGCACGGCCGCCATCGTGAGTCCAATAGCGATAGACACTGACAACAAACACGCGACCAAAATATCTACAAAATCCTCCAATTTAGGGGGCTTTTTATTGGAAACCATTTTCAAGAGAATGACTGAAGAAAGCACCCCCACAAAAATAAATACTAAATTAAGGAGACTCTTCATTACACCGCCGAAATAAGTGGACTCCGTTTCGGGCTCGGCATTTTCCTCTTTTGATTTTTTCCATTTTGCCACCATTTCTTCAAAGAGAGGTTTCGCATCAAATCCAATATAGCAATATGAACCATATATTACAAATAATGCTAGGGAGATAACCGCTAAAAATATCAAATTTACCGCGGAAAATATCATTTATACTATGGGAATATATTGTATTTGTTGTCATTGGACCCGGGCCTTTATATGAAGCCTTTTCGGACTCATTCTTTGGATAAGAGGAACTCGGAACCTTCGGATAAGAGGAACTCGGAACCTTCGGATAAGAGGAACTCGGATAAGAGGAACTCGGAACCTTCGGATAAGAGGAACTCGGATAAGAGGAACTCGGAAGCCTCTCATTTTGAAAATCTTATTAACAATATATGTCCGACTCTATTCCCAGTTTAGTAGAACCCGGTGTGAAATACGCAATCGGCGAATCCTTGAAACAAGCCCACAATTATAAAATGAACACCTATTCGTATATTTTTAATGTGAGTGTTGTCGTATTATTTTTCCTAGTATTTGGAGGAGTTTTATATTACAGATACAAGACCAAACTTACACCCCAAGAGGCTCATACAAAGATGATGAATGACCAGGCAATCATTATGTCAAAAATCCATCATCACCAAGATGAGAGGCAACGTGCTGGGTTTTCGGGAATGACGAAGCTGCCATTTGTGGATACGGATTACTATGTTTCAAAGCGAATGGCTGATGATGGTGGTCAATACTAAGGTGGCAGTCCATAACACGGATAAAACCTACGGTAAGACGGATAAATCAAACGGCAGATACCCCCTACAGGGGGTACACCGAATATCCCCTACAGGGGGTACACCGGATAAATCATCGCCCCAATAAATATATGTCATCTCAGGACTTGTTCAATAACCTCATATCTCAGCACAGTGGAAAGGCAATCGTAGCAGGCCGGTGTTATATCAACAAGCCCCTATCTGGCACAATTGACGCTTCTGAACTGAAAGGCCGCGGCATCACCGAGCTGTGGTTCTCCAACGGTGAAATCACCGACTTACATGGATTGCCCAACGGATTGAAGCGTCTCGTTGTTCGCAACAATCTCCTGTCCAGCATTCCCGTATTGGAAATCCCCAATTTAGCAATATTGGACGCCGAATCAAACAACATCGCCGAAATTGATTTAAGCCAGTTGAAAGAATTAACCTACGCAAATCTGGCAAAAAACCAGTTGCGCAGCATCCACGAATTACCGCCTAAATTGACGGAAATCGTGGCCGACTATAACCCCGACCTCAACGAGATTGATTTAGAAGGAGCCGACGCTTGTCGTAAGCTCAGTTGTAAAGGCAAACCCGTCATCAACATTCGCTGCTCAAACAAGAACTGTAATATTATTGCCGACGACGGCGCCCGCATCCGCAGTGGCGGCGGCCCAAAGAAGACTCACAAAGCAAGCGAAACGATTGCCTATCCCGATCCCGATGAAGCCTTTGACAACTATTACAAACTCAAAACCGAATACGAAGACTCCATCAAGAACGCCATCAAAAAAATAATGAACAGTGAAAAAATGCCGCGTCAAGAGAGGATAAAAAAGGCACGCCAACTCGTCCCCAAATGCGTGAGTTGTGGGAGACCGGGCGGCACCATTTTTGGTCGCAGCGTAGACAAGGTATTGACGGCACAATGTGCCGCTGCACACCCATGCGAACTCAACATTGAAATCCAACTGGGCGACGATATGGAACCGAGCGAGACCATCGCCTATTTTGAAAAGTACATTGAAAAAATCAAGAGTGACATTGTTCGCCTGAAGCTGAACACCCTTTTCAACTATGTTACCGAGGAAAAATCCGTAGAGGCATTTACCAAATTATCAGGCAAATTGAACAACCCCACCTTGACAAAACAGCTGACAGAATACAAGCATTTTTTTGAGAACCAGATGAACAATCCCGAAACAAATGTCTTGTTACGGACAACGATGACACGAGTGTATGAGAGGCTGGCCGACGTTCGGCGCATCAAAGACGAATATAGGCAAAACAGCGAGAATAAACGGCTCCTCAAAGACATCGGTCGCGCGTTAGTGGAAATCAATACGGATATTCAAATGATTCGCCGATTACGCTATCCAATTATGGAAATGGTAGTGGATAGCGAAGGTCGCCAAGCCCTCAAACAAAAGCCATATGATTTACAAAGTTTTGTTGAGCCCGTCGTGGTTCATTTTCGATATGGAAAGGCGCCCGACGAATCTGAATATGTTCCCAATTCGCCGGAATACAATCCGATTTCTCCTCTACCTGAGCCCTTTGTAATCATGGGAAGCGACATTGAATGGAACAATATGGAATACAAAGCGGCGTGGAACACATTGCCGAAAAAACACCAAGCCGTGTTGATGACTGACGAGACCTGGCTAATGCATACTTTGGAAACAATGAGCAGTAATGAAACCTATGTTTCCGACTTCATATTGCCCAAAGACGCGAAGATTCCTCCTCTCGCAGGACTTAATTTCGGCAATAATGCGCTTACCGAACTCGTGACACAATTGACAGAAGGACAGCGAAGCATATTATCTGACAAAATAAAACCCAAGATGACTGGGGAAGAAAAACAGGCATTTTTGAATATACTGAAACCAATGTTACAGGCGCTCGTAAAGTACTAGACGCGGACCATCAAAAATCTGGTTATTTGCCGAATCTGGCATTACAATATAATGTTTCATCATTTTATTGTATTTTTGACAACGATGTTCTTGGTCAGTGCGAACACAAATGACACGCAATGTCCCTACATTGGCTCGGCGCCCAACACAAACGCCAATGTAACCAGAACCCGCATCATGCAATACAACGTAGAATGGCTCTTCCTCAAGACGTACAACAGCTGTCCTGGTTCTGGGTGTTCGTGGGCGACTCTCGCCGATGCGACCACCCACCTCACCTATTTAGCCGATGTGATTGCCGATTATTCGCCCGACATAATCAATTTGTGCGAAGTAGAGGGATGCTACGAATTGGGCCAGTTGAACGCGCATTTAGGAAATGTGTATCAGCCGTATCTCTTGTTTGGCACCGATTCGGCCACGGGACAGAACGTGGGGATTTTAACCAAACTAACGCCCGTGGCGGACTTGAAACGTAGCGCAGAGACCAAGGTCTATCCGATTGCTGGGTCTCATTGTGGCAGCGGTTCATCCGGCAGCACCGGTGTGTCCAAGCACTACTATACACAGTACGACATCAATGGGAAGACCGTTTTTTTGGTGGGTGCGCATTTGCTCGCTTTTCCGACGGACACATCCAGGTGTGCTTCAAGAGAGGCGCAGGCGGCCATATTACAAGACCTGGTGGTTTCGCTTTTGACCAATAATCTAAACGCGGAATTGATTTTGTTGGGGGATTTCAACGACTATGATGCGGAAGTGGCGGATTCAAATGGTGACAAGCCGATTACGGCGGTACTTGATATCTTGAAGGGGGTTTCGGGCGAACATGCGGGGGAATATACGCTGGTGTCGGCGGCGTCTTTAGTACAACAATCACAGAGATATACGAGTTGGTGGGACCCGAATGATGATTGTGTGGCGACCCTGAACGAAATGTCTATGATTGACCACGTGTTGATGACCCCGGGCCTTGTAGACAAAGTTGCTCAAGTTGTGTTTGCGCACCCCTATACCGAATATTGTGGGACGTATAATTCGGACCATTATCCGGTGATGGTGGATTTCTTATGGTAAAGCTCATACCTACGGGACCCTGTGGGGGCCCCTCCCTTCGGGAGGGGCTTTGGTCGCCACCCCCTACGGAATGGGCTTTGGTCTCCCGAAGGGAGGCCCACGTGGTCCCTCCCGTAGGGAGGGTTGGGTCGCCCATTCCGTAGGAATGGGCTTGCAGCGGTATATGGCAATAGTTTTTATCCATTTCTGTAATATATTTGTTCGCACTCAATGTCATCCGCAAAACAAAACATCTTTTATTATAGTAATTTTTGTCCACATAGTCAAAAGGTTCTCCAGTTCCTGGTTCGCGCGAATCTAACCACTGAAATTGCTTTCATATGTATTGACAAGAGAGGCAGCGACCCCAATACCAACCAAATGTACATTATTATGGAAAACGGCGACAAAGTCCTGATGCCACCAAACATCCACAGTGTCCCGGCACTACTGATGCTGAACGCAAACTACAAGGTTGTTTATGGCGAAGAAATTATCCGGCATTATGAACCCAACATTGTGAATGACAAGATGCAGGCGACCAACTTCAATGGCGAGCCCAGCGGGTTTAGCCTAAGTGGCACCGGGAGTTCCTTGTTAGATTCCGGGTCAATGGGGGTTTCCCTCGCGGCAACATATAGCGGCCGACAAAGCATCCAGACACCTCCACCAGAGAAAGGCAACAACAAAATCAAAGACGGCGACACGTCAATGACGAATCAAATGGAGGCGATGCGCAAGGCACAAGATTCGCAACTTGGGCTTGGACAACCCGCCAAAAACCCATTCTTACAGGCAATATAAGAGACTCCACAGTAGAGAGACCACGATACACAATTATTAGTAAAAACGATATAGATATTATTTAGTCATAAATATAATATGGCCGACCGTCCTCTTATCATACGAACATTTAATGAATTATTTTTTGAATTATTAGACGACGTTATTAAAATATTGCCAAATAGCGCCGGAATAAAAACCGCCCGACGTGCTTTTCAAACCCTGTCAGATTTGAATAAAGCCGTTTTAATTAAATGCTGGCACAAGTTTGTATATTTAAAATACAAGGACCAAATATTCTCGGGGAACATTGAGTTTTTCTTTGAGAAAGATTATTCGGAAGATATAGTTAAATTAAGTCATCCAGACAAAGTCTTGGAGGTCATTGATAGTATCCGAGACCCAGTGAAAGAAGCTTGTTCTACACCAATAAATAAAGCACACGTGACGACATATATACAAAATCTTACAAAGCTGTCCATTGCTTATGGCAGTGAATAATACTTTATCAATAATAACACAATCGCAAGTTGATTGTGTTATTTGTTTGGCGCCGAAGGCGCCCACCTTAAGGAGCCCTTACGGACCCCTTATGCGCCCATCGGCACCATAATGTCTTCGCGGTCTAAAAACTCGCCCACCACAGCCTTGGTCACTTTGAATCCTTTGCCATGTAGAGCAAGACCCGGCAAAAACACCTCATAATGTAGCTTCTCCGCAAAATACTTGTCACGCTTGGAAGAAATGTCGGCAACACGAACTTTCTTGAAAACCCGAATGTCCATATACATCTGGTGTAATCGCGACTTGAAACGATTGAATTGGTCCTCGTATTTTGTAAACAACTCACTGTATTGCGGGAAATGTGTCAAAAAGTCGGCAACTTTCTGTATTTTGCGCAAAGTCAAGTACTGATAATAGATTGACGGATTATTCCCACGCAGCGCCTTCAGTTCCAAGTATTCTTCTCGATAATATGTTCGGCGCATTCCGGTCTCATAATTGATGCTCATAGAACCCACGAAACTAGAGACGCCATAGGGCGACACATCCGTAGAACCAGAATGCTCATCCACGGGATACCGGATACGACCATTGCCCGCGGTTTGGTCGGGCTTTACATACGAGTAAAACGGCTGCCCATCCTTGTGCTCAATCCGATAAATGTACGTCATATATGCCGCGGGCTTCTCAATCAATTCCACCAAATGGTTTTGCGGATGTTGTAAGACGAACGAATACGAGCACTCCTTGTTTAAAAATGCGAAATCCGCGTCGGTTTCCAAATCGGCGAGAGAACCGATTGCCAGCGCCTCCAAAAACATTTCGCGAAATGTGAGATGTTTTACAGCATTTCCCAAAGTGCTTATGCCAAGCGGACGCTCGGAATACAGCTGTTTGCTTATGCCACCGGCTGGGTCCTTGAAGTACCAATAATTACACCCGATGTTTTTCCTACTGGCTATTTCCCACGTGGAATGCACCTCATCCCAAAACAAATTAATCATTGTGCCCTCTACAATACGTGAAGTAAAATATCGCAGACTAGCGGAGGGAGGCGACAAGTCGGTGGTGATTCCTTGTTGAGCGACAACCTCATTCATCACATGTACATAATCGTTGAACGGAACCGCTTTTGCGGGTGCCAGACACACAAGCCGACCATCGGATACAATGGCGCTTCTATAAGCACTTGTTTTATAATAGTATGCATTCGGGTCTTCAATATTGTAGAGCTCATATTTTGCGCCCTTGTATTCAAATTGTTTTCGGGATATGTTTGTTAGATTGGGATTCAAATCAAAAGACTGTTTAAATGCCATTGTAATTATATTTTTATGCAAAAAATCTTTATGCTCTTTTCGCAAACAATAAGGGGTATAAGTCCAACAAGGCTATAGGGACCATACCTGAAGGCCATACCTGAAGGCCATACCTGAAGGCCACGACATGAGGCCACGTAAAAACACAAAGAATATAGTTTGATATATTATAACTGAGGAAATGGCCTCCACCGATTTAGTGATAGAATTAGGCGATTTCATAAAAATCATATCGCCGACAAAACCAATGTATCACGACAAAATATTTCTAGTGAACTACATTGACGACGACGTGATTGAACTCATAGATATAGAATCTGCCGACCATTTCAGCATTGATTTATATGACGATGGACGAATCATGGACGAAAAAATATTGTCCATCCATCTCTTGTCTCGCAGTGAGGAGCCGGGCTACGCCCGGCAGCATGGACTTTTGCCAGGAACCTGGATAAACATTGAGTTCGTCGCTGACCTGAATTTAACTATAATGGGACAAATCGTGGAGCTCGTAGAGGACCGCATCAAGGTCATCCCGAAAAACGACACAAAAACACCAATTTACATTGATTTCGCATACCAGGGCATCCCCAAAACGCTTCCCATCCATAAAATCGGTGTTATTGACATCCCCACAGTACAAGAGAGTTTAACCAAACTCAGCGAAATAGAGGTGGAAGAATCCCCCAAACAGGTCGCGACCCTAGAGACGACCCCCACCGGCGAAATCGTTCTCAATATGCCGGCAAACCCGACCCTTGACCGCAATATGTTCAACGTAATTAACGACATTTACATCCAGGCAGATGCCATCGTTTTCGGCAAAGCGGTGACGGTTGAAATAGAGGAAGAAGTGAATCGCTCCGAGCAGCGATATGGCATTGACATCCAGCTCAATAATTTGCTGGACGAGCTGCTTTCAAATGTGCCCACCCACGCCCGCACCCCAACTGTGATGGAACGCGTGAAACGCATCGTGAATCGGTTCAAAGAATTAAGAAGCGAATATTCCGTGTTTGACGAATATGGAAATATTCTGAGAAGTACAAACTTCACCCCCACATATAAACCTCTCGTAGAACAGTTGGCCAATTACAAGGGGGTCCGCTGGATTGTCCCTGTTTCCAAACAAACCACGAAACTCTACGATATTCCCGAAAATCAATTCGTTGAAGCATATTCATTGGCAGACGATTTAGCGAATTATAAAAATGCGCTGGATACAAATGACGCAAACAATCGCTACGTCACCTTTTACAAGCGCATAGACAATATGTTCAAGCCGTTTATAGAAGGTCCCGATGCCAAACTCGTGGAAGACAACATAGAGGCAATCATCGCCTCTCTGGATGACTATTCGTCTGCCGTCTATAAAAAACACAAGACCGGGGCCAAACTCGCGAAACAGCGATTCGTCATTCAGCGATACAATCTGGGTATGACCAAAATCAGCAAGCAGCTGATGCGCTCGGGCAAATATGTGTATATGCGCGAGAAAATCACCGAAGACGACCGCATTAACGCAAACACGGTGGTCATCCTACCCCAGCCGATGATAGAGGCATCGCGGGTCGGGCTCCCAGGAACGGACATTCTCACTCGCACCAATCTCAGCAAGAGCTGGCCATATTATTTCCGTATTCTCAATAAAAAGACTCGCCCGACGCGTATGAAAATTAAGAAAAACGGCGAAATAGATTACGACACAATTGCAAAAAACCCGTTTACAACACACATTGTGGATTATGGCAAAACAAACCTCTCTTATCGGGATTTTTTACAAACAGTTATTCCGCGCTCGGTCGCAATCATTCGTATGGTGAAAGACAATACGGCGAAATACAATTTCCACGATATGGTGGCGGCCCTGGAACCATTCTTGATATACCGCGACAATTTGACGTATTCGGGGCGCTTGTACAATGAGCGAGCAAAGGCGCAACTCGGTGGTCCGTACCAGGAAATCCGCTCCCATATTAAGCGTAAAATAAAGGAATACAACATTCGGTTTGAAATGAAGCGCCGCGAATATGCCACCCTTGCCTCTATCACCTCTGAAAAACAGACCAAATCCGTATTACTGAATTATTCAAATGATGCCGTTATGGAACGCATTTCCAAATATTATGGCCTGGATGATACGATGTCAAATACGGCGATTTTGAACAAGATTGTGGCCGCAGATGGCGGGGACGCTTACACGAGTCTGGTGACATTTGTAATGGCCTCTTTGTACACTCCCGAACTGGCAACCATAGAGGACAAAAAAGAGAGGGCAATCACCAATTCTAAATCGTGCGTTACCCGCGTAATTGCGAAGAAATACACCTCTATCACATCCCTCCAAAAAGACAATGGGAAAGACGCCATCTATTTTGACCGCGACTACGACAACACACCCTACAAAATACTGGAAAAATACCGCGGCAAGCAAAAGGCGCAATCCCCCGAAGACTTCTTGGAATATTTCCGAGTGGTTCTCATCGCCGAGCACGGCGCCCGCGCCGATTTGGCCAAAGAAATGGCGGAGACCATCGTCGCCAAGCGCAAACAAGTGACCACCGGCAATTACGCGGTTCTAGTGGAGTATCCACAGCCCGACGAATCGCTGGACATAGACTCTCTCTCCGAAGAAGAAAGCAAGAGTATTTTGTCAGAGGCCGACATGCGCAAACGCATCCACTATTATGTGCGCAAAAACGACCATTGGGTAAAGGACGCCACAATGACCGACCAGGAAATCAGCAATGAGATGTTCTGTAATATTGAGAACCGATGCTTCTACGATACTTTGGCGGGGGCGTGCGACTCGGAAACGGCCGCCGCAAAGAGGATGAAAGCCATTGCGCGCAAATCCATCGGCGGCGAATATGACGCCACCATCAAGCTGTCGCTCCACGATTACCAGCAACAAGTCCGCGTACAGCTAGAAAATAATATTATTCAGTTGAAACGCCTACAACGGATTCGCGCCGAACAGCGCGAACAATTCACCCGATACGCGCATCAAATCGGCACCACCGCCATTTTCAACGAAGTGGTCGTGTCGCCCTATGCCAACCTGTTTTCGCTGATTTTGAAACAAAACGATTTCGCCAAAAGGCAACAAGATATTGTGCGGTTCAAGGGCCTCTATTGCCGCGAAGCCGTGGACAACGACGTCGCCACGGAAAACCAGTTCTGGTATTATTGCCGCGAAACGAATGTGAAACTGATGCCGACGTTCATTTACATACTCGCAAATACTTTCGTGTCCGGCAAATATTACCCCGACGTGCTGGAATGGTTATGTAGTAAGTTGGGGCGACTCAGCGACGACGGCGAATCCATCGTGGATAAAAATAGCGGTTACGAAATCAAGAAACTGGATTATTCCGCCGAAGAAGGATTTGACGACGCCGGATTCCGCGTCAATACGCGCGCCGAATTGGAGCCGGATGAATATGAAATGGTGCGCGAACTTGTCGGGAAGGCTGACTCGGTTGTCCCGAGTAAGCGCGTATTTGAAAACGACGCAAATGCGTTTATTTACTCGGTCAGCAGCGCCATTTGCGAGAATATGGACATTCGCTACGAAGATATAGAGGCGGATATTCTGAATCTGACAACCACGTTTCTCGGACGCAAGACGATGAGCCGCGACGTCTACGAAGCTAAAATGAGCAAAATAGAGGTGAAAGACGGCAAGAAATCCATCCCCTACGAGAAATATTTGAACAGGAACGTGGTCCTCTATGCCGCGGCCATAACATTCATTGTTATCCAATCCCACATCCCTTCGTACAAACCGAAAAAGTCATTCCCCGGGTGTAAATACAGTTTAACTGGCTATCCCCTGGATGTCACCGGCGATACGTCGGGCATCGCGTATCTAGGCTGTATATTGAATGCGATGAAGAGCAAGTCCGTGGAACCGTGGAAAAGCGTCTATAAGTCGGACCAAACCGCGCTGGACTACGCGACAATGGTCACGGACATCATCAAAACGAAGCTGGCCGAGGAAAACGAGATTAATCGTCTCTTTGAAGTAAAGCGCGACTACATCAAGATGACCCCCGAACAAGACGAAATCCCAGCGGCACACACGACGGCTAAGTGGGTGTTTTTCCAGCCGCCCATTATCCCCATATCGGTGGTTAAAGGCTTGACCGGCCTCGCCAGTGGATACGAAACCGAATTGAAGGAGACGATGGCAAAGGGGCATCGCGACCAGCACAAATTGTTGGGAACCATGTACAAGAAAATCATTGAACATTCTTATGGGGTGATTGAAGAAGTAAACGCGGTTGTGGCAGTAGAAGGAAAAGAGGCGATGCTGCGCGCGGGAACCGTGGTGTTCTTGGAGAACGCCTGTTGCGACGAGTCGTTCAAGAAGTCGTCGGCGATTTCATATTTTGCCGAGCGCCGACCCACGATTATAAAAAATGTGGATTTCGTGCGCAAATACGGCCAACTTTACTCGGAGTTTTCAAAACTGGTGACGCCCTCTTTCTTATCCTCGGGACAGAAGCGCCCCCTGGATATTATGAACCCCGCCACCGACCGATTTTCGGAGGACGCCATCTATGGTGCCTATATACACTACTGTAAATTGGACAGCGAACTCCCGATTCCGGACGATATCCGGACATTTTGCCAGGAGAAACCACCCGGTCTGGAACATATGTCACGTGCTCAGATGATTGACCATTTGAAAGATGCACGGCACACACAGAGTGAAGCATCTCTTTCTCACCTGATGAAACTCGTGGCGCATCGTAACATTGTCGCGGTGTCTCTCAATGAGGAAAAGACCCCCAAGTTTATGGACCATTTCGCCGGATTGAAACTGGACCCTCTCGTTACCCACGTGAATGACTTCCTAACGGGCAAACAGAAGGTGTCCGTCCTCGCGGAGTTCTTGACGGAAATCAACGATGTTATGAAGGAGCAAATAGAAACCTATGTGAAGTCATTTGGAAACCGACCTGCGAGAGGCATGGCGCGCATCAATTCCTACTTGTCGCTCATTATGACGTGGAACAACGACCAAATGACACATGACTTTATTCGCGCGTCCCTCTTTATGATGTCGCGCGTCTTGTCACCCATGTTGGAAGATGATACCGGCAATATAGGTGTCAAAAATATGGCGGCAATGAAACACTGGAACCTCTCTCAGAAGCACGAAGGAGTATTGAGCGACTTGATAACCAAATACTTCAATGGACTCAACATTTATCGTCGCGACGAATTAATCTGTAAATTGTTCAGCACGGTTTCAAAGAAAACACACACCCTCTATTCACTCAACGTGTTTCTTGAGAATATGCCAACGGGATTGAGCGCGGTCATCTTGAACAAAATCTACACGTATTGTTATTACTCTGCATTCTACGAAATCATCACGGAAAGCGACAAGGATTTGTACGCGAAAATCAACATTGAACTCGCGAAAGAGGCCCATCGCAAAAACGAAATGGAAATCGTCGCGGTAAATAATCGCCCGTTCAAAGAGCGCGTGTGTGATTTGCTGATAATTATGTTGGAGACCGATATAGATAACAAGAAAATCGTGGATGTCAATTACGAGATGTTGTCCGACAAATACCACAAGGATGCTTTGACTGAGAAGAACAAAATTATTGTTTCGCTGGGGAATATGGAGGTGGATGAGAGAGGCGTGGAGAATCTGCTGAAGAAATACAAGTTGGGCAAATGGAACTTGGGTATTCAAAAGGGCATCTTCCAGTATGACAAGAGTCTCCAAGACACGGAGTTGGACGCGATTGCGGCTGCGGAGGAGCATGATGCGGTAGACGCGACGGGCCTGGCACAAATGGAGAACCAGGCGGCGCAGGCGGAAGAAGATGCCGAAGTGAATAATATGGATTTTGGAGACGACTATGCAGATGGCAATTTCTATGATGAAGATAGGGACCGCGATTTTGAATAAGGGTGATGTCCCGTAGGGAGGATGAGTTATCGCTGGAAAATTGCTTAGCGGCAAAATATTTATATTTTGGCGGTAAGGTGTTTTTCGTGTAGCCCCTTTTGGGGCTACACAAGAAATTGCGTATCACGAAAACTGAAAGTTTTTGAGTTAAGGTGTTTTTTGTACCCCCTTTGGGGGTACAAAAAATTGAAATGTTTTTCTATTGAAATGCCAAACCATAATCAAATGAACAGAACCTTTTAAAATTACTTATCCTCTTTATCCACGCTTCACTTAAAAACAATGTCCAGCCACATCGTATTCGCCACAACCGACAAGAAAACTCCCACACTCATTTACGACGAATCCTACCCCTCATCTCACCGCGCCTATTTTATGAAGACCCCCGACAATCGCGTCTACGAAGAACTCCACTATAAAGGCGACGGCGTTTTCGCAGGAAAAAGCTACTTTGAACTCCTCGGCGAACTGAATCTGCCGCCCAAATCCAACATCACCGACGTCACCGCTTTCGGCAAGGCCATTTTCGCGGGCACGACCAAAATCATTCGCCGGTCAAGCACCAAAATTGAAACGCGTGACGTCATTTATCCTGGCATTTACGAAGACGACGAACTCATCTGGAAAAACCAGAAAACTGCAATTATAGACCATTGGGTGTATCCCGAGACCCAAGGAAAATCGGTAGAATGCGAATGCGAGTTTTGTTTGTTGTTTTCAGATGACCTTTGTAAGGCATTTTCCGAGAAATGCACGGTGGGATCCGATGAATACAAGGTAGATGATGCTCATGAAGGGGCGCCTCATCTGTTTGATAAATGCTCCCTTTAGGAAGCATTTTTGACAATAATATCCCGTGTTAAATCATATGTTGAGCAAGCAGGCTATTTATGAAAACAAGGTGATGGTCACAATCCTGTTATTCATCGTGTTGTTATCAGTCATTCATTCTTTTAAACCGCGAATTATTTACAACGAACAAGGTGGATTCCGACAGTTTGGAATTGGGTACAAGCAGAAGACAATTGTGCCGATTTGGATAGCCTCTATTGGTTTAGCAATTTTGTGCTACGTTGCTGTCTACTATTTATCCGTGTAAGACCAGACCGTCTTCTGCGTTTTGTTTTGCCTCCTTTTTTTTGGTTTTCTTACACATTTTTTTCATTTACTGTGCTTCGCTGAAACGCACAATGTAAACTATAAAATTGATTTATAATTATATACTATTAATAATATTATATAATGTCGCAAGAATATTGTGTTGTAATAAAAAAGCGTAATAGACGTCATTGTGTTGAACAAGATTGTACAGCAAGTGCCATAGGCAAAACCAATAAATGTAAAAGACACGGTGGTGGCAAACGATGCATTGAACCAAACTGTACAGCAAGTGCCCGAGGCAAAACTGATAAATGTGTAGCACACGGTGGTGGCAAACGATGTGTTGAACAAGATTGTATATCGAGTGCACAAGGCAATACCGATAAATGTATAGCACACGGTGGTGGAAAACGTTGTATTGAACCAAACTGTACATCAGGTGCCATAGGCAAAACTGATAATTGTAAAGCACACGGCGGTGGAAAACGATGTGTTGAACAAGATTGTACATCAGGTGCCCAAGGCAAAACTGATAAATGTAAAAGACACGGCGGTGGAAAAAGATGTGTTGAACCCAATTGTACAGCAAGTGCTCAAGGCAAAACAGATAAATGTATAGGACACGGCGGTGGAAAACGATGTGTTGAACCAGATTGTACCGCAAGTGCCCAAGGTAAAACCGATAAATGTAAAGCACACGGTGGCGGTAAAAGATGTGTTGAATCCGATTGTACAGCAAGTGCACAAGGCAAAACTGATAAATGTATAGCACACGGTGGTGGCGAACGATGTATTGTATCAAATTGTACGGCAAGCGCTAAAGGCAAAACCGATAAATGTATATCACACGGTGGCGGTACAAGATGTGTTGTATCCGATTGTACGGCAAGCGCCCGAGATAAAACCGATAAATGTATATCACACGGTGGCGGTACAAGATGTGTTGTATCCGATTGTACGGCAAGCGCCATAGGCAAAACCGATAAATGTGTAGCACACGGTGGTGGCAAACGATGCGTTGAACCAAACTGTACAGCAAGTGCCCAAGGCAAAACAGATAAATGTGTAGCACATGGTGGCGGCAAACGATGCGTTGAACAAGATTGTACAGCAAGTGCTGTAGGCAAAACCAATAAATGTGTAGCACACGGTGGCGGCAAACGATGTCCTAATTGTATAGATTGGATTGATAGTCGTTGTGGTTCATCCGTTTACGAAGGATATTGTGCGACTTGTTTCAAACAAATCTTTCCAAACGACGCACGCAGTAAAGTTATCTATGCCCATACTAAAGAAATAATGGTGAGAAATGTAATAAATGAAACATTTGATGGATTTATACACGACCGACCACTTTATACAGGTAATTGTGATTGTACTCATCGTCGTCGTATAGACCATCGTAAATTGATAGGTAATACAATTTTAGCAATTGAAACCGATGAGTTTGGTCATCGTGGATATGATAAAAAGGATGAAGAAATACGTTACGATGATGTGTATATGATACATAGCGGAAAATGGATATTTATTCGTTTTAATCCCGATTCCAATGTGAGTAAAGTGGATATTGATGACAAATTGGATAAACTAGTGGAGACAATTAACAAATGCGTTGTCAGAATTGAACAGGAAGAAAACACGGAATTAATAGAAATTGTAAAATTGTACTGTTAATAACCACCAATTTATAGACTCTTCTTGCAAATAGAATACATCAGACGATTCACGAAATACACGATGAAATAAGCGAGCGATCCACCAACAACACCGGCGTAGAAATCAAGTCCCTTGCCCTTACTAAGACCCGTGTACAAACCTCCCACAATGACCAACGCAAACATGGCGAATGTAAAGATGGACAAAAAATAAAAGTAGTAGCAATATTCTCCGGAGAGAGGCCCAAATACGTTATCCATCAGAGCTGTCATTTATATACTTATTCGCGACAAAAAACCAAATAAAAGATTGTATTGTGTTATTGTATAATGGAGAAAATAGAGAATACCATATGGAAAATCGTGGATTGTTATTTTCGGGACAATCCGCAATGTTTAGTAAGACACCATATTGATTCATTCAACGATTTCTTCAAGCACGACATTTCTCGCATTGTAAAAGAGATGAACCCCATTCGTATTGTGTCCAAAATTGATGAAACAACCGGCGAATATTTGGCCGAATGTAACTTGTATATTGGAGGCAAAGAGGGAACGCGCCTCTATTTTGCTAAACCGACCATCTTTGATGACACAACGGGCGACACGCCGCCGCATTATATGTACCCGAATGAGGCGCGCCTTCGCAATATGACGTATGCAATGACGATTCACTACGACGTGGTTGTAGAAGTGAAAAACGTCCTAAATACCGACGAAATCGCGGATTTACTGAAAACGGGCGGGGCCCAAATAGCAGAAGAAATGATAGACGCACCGCGATTCGTGAACCGCAAAACGGACCCCGAAATTATGAAAAACGTTATGGAAAGATCAGGAGGTGATATTCACGAATCCGAAGAGGACGCATTGTTGTCGGGTGGGTCCAAAGACGACTTATTGTCGGGTGGCTCCGGTAAAGGAACGAAACAAGGAAGTACAGCAAAACCCATCACCGTGAGCCAGCACGCCAATATCAAGCAATCGGTAAAAGGCGCCAACGTCCAGACGACCTCCTTCACCATTGACAAAATCCTGCTCGGCCGATTCCCCATTATGGTCCAATCGGACAACTGTATCTTATCCGGTATGCCGCGCGAAATGCGTTTCAATCTGGGCGAATGCCGCAACGACCACGGCGGGTATTTCATCATTGACGGAAAAGAGAAATCAGTCGTCCCCCAAGAAAAGTTCGGCGACAATATGCTCCGTATCAACAAATCCAGCGCCGAAGATATCCTCTATTCCGCGGAAATCAAAAGTGTCAGCGAAGATTCGTCTAAACCCGTCCGCTCATTGCGCCTGGATTTAGTCGCCCCCAGTTCCAAATACACCAACAACAATATCGTGGTATCCATTCCAAATGTGCGAAAGCCGGTACCTCTCTTCATCGTGTTTCGCGCTCTCGGCATAACCAGCGACAAAGAAATCATTGAAACGTGTTTGTTGGACCTGGACAAGTACAAGAGCATCGTGGACCTCTTTATCCCGAGTGTCCACGACGCGGGCCCCATTATGACGCGCACTAGCGCCCTCCAATACATTGCCCAGCTCGCCAAAATCAAGACCACCGACCACGCCAACTATTTGCTGTCCGACTATTTCCTCCCCCATATTGGAGAAACCTGTTTCAAAGAAAAGGCGTTTTTCTTGGGCTACATGGCCCGCAGGCTCATCTTGGCCTACAGTGGGCTGGAGGCCCCCATTGACCGCGACAGTTATCGTTATAAGCGCCTAGAGCTGACCGGCACGTTGATATACCAGCTTTTCAGCGAATACTACAAGGCGCAAACGAAGACCATTTACGTGGAGTTTGAGCGAAAAATCGTGGGTGACCGCGCCAATTACGAGAACAACTTGGAGAAACTCATCCGCGACAATTACCGCGACGTATTTAGTAAGAACCGCATCGTAGAAGATGGATTCCGCAAGGCATTCAAGGGCAATTGGGGTTCCACGGAGCACACCAAGCGCCTCGGTGCGGTCCAGGATTTGAACCGCCTCTCTTACAATTCCGCCCTTAGTCAGTTGCGCAAGACCAATTTGGAAATCAGCGCGGGGGCAAAACTCGTTGGTCCCCGTGTGCTTAATGGGTCACAGTGGGGCCTGTTTGACCCTTTAGATACTCCCGACGGCGGCAACATTGGTCTCCATAAACAGCTGACTATTATGTCCTATGTCACCCGCAACATTTCGCGCGAACCGATGATGCGCTGGCTTCGCCGACACACCGATATGAAGTCGCAGACCGATTATAGCCCCGACATTCTCGCACAAATGACCAAGATTCTGGTGAATGGATACTGGGCCGGCGTCAGCAACAATGCCCCCAAGATTGTAGAGGATATCCGGTTTTATCGCCGCATCGGCCTCATCCCTCTCTCCATCAGTGTCGCCTTTGACATTCGCCAGAACACCGTCAACGTCTTCACCGATGGAGGCCGCATTATCCGCCCCGTTTTCTACAAACATAATAACATCGGCCAAATGTCGTTTCACGCGATTGACCCCAAGGCCGAGCTCACGTGGGGCAACCTGGTGAATGGATTCAACAAGCCGAAGCTGGACGGTGCCCTTCCCAATTATAGCCATTTCTACGAACTCGGTGATTTGTACGACATTCCTGCGGATTCCGACGGCAATCCCTACCAATATGAGAGGTTCATCCAGAAGAAGTCCATTGTTGAATACATTGACGCCAACGAGGAGGAGACGACGCTCATTGCGATGAAACCTGAACAAGTCGCCACAGTGGCGGCCGCGAAACCCTATACGAATTGCGAAATCCACGAATCACTCATTTTCGGGATGATGTCAAACCTTGTGATTTACCCGCAGCACAATCCTGCATCCAGAAACTCGTTTTCGTGCGGCCAAAGCAAGCAGGCGGTCAGCCTCTATCACACCAACTACAATATGCGAATGGACAAGACCGCGGTGATTCTGAATCAGGGCCAACGCCCCCTCGTGAAATCGCGCTACCTAGAATACATCAATAACGAGGAGAATAGTTATGGCGAGAACGCCATCGTCGCCATCGCGTGCTATACGGGTTACAACGTGGAAGACGCCATCCTGGTGAATGAGGGTGCGATTAAGCGCGGCCTGTTCCGCACCACCTATTTCAGCGTTTATGAGACCCACGAAGAGAGGTCGGCCAATACAGACAGCTACAAAAAAATCAGCAACATTGAGGCGGCAGACAAGACGGTTCTCGGGCTCAAAATGGGCTACGATTACAGCAAACTGGATGAGTACGGTCTTGTGCGCGAGGGCACCCCCATTGACGACAAGACGGTCCTGATTGGGTGTATTAGCGGGTCCAATGACGCCAACTCCGACTACTATGACGTCAGCAAGACGACGAAAAAAGGTCAACTCGGCGTAGTGGACAAATCCTTCATCACCGAAAGCGAAGAAGGCCGCCGAATTGCCAAAGTCCGATTGCGCGAAGAACGAATGCCCGCCATCGGCGACAAGATGGCCTCTCGTTCAGGACAAAAAGGCACAATCGGAATGGTGATAAGAGAGGAGGATATGCCATTCACACGCGATGGTGTCCGCCCCGACCTCATCATTAATCCCCACGCCATCCCCACACGTATGACAATCGGTCAGCTCGTGGAATGTATCACCGGCAAGGCGTGTTTAATCAGCGGCACGCACGGCGATTGTACGGCATTCACGAGCGACGACTCCCAACTCGCGCCATTTGGCCGAATGTTGTCTAAGGCGGGTCTCCACTCCTCTGGAAACGAGGTCTTGTACAATGGGATGACCGGCGAACAAATAGAGGCAGAAATCTTCATGGGACCAACCTACTATATGCGCTTGAAACACATGGTAAAAGACAAGGTCAATTTCCGAGCGACGGGGCCTCGCACGGGACTCACCCGACAACCCGTTTCGGGTCGTGCCAATGACGGCGGCCTGCGTATCGGCGAGATGGAGCGCGATTCCATCATTTCGCACGGGGCGACCGACTTCTTGCGCGAATCCATGTTGGTGCGTGGAGACCAATATTATATGGCGGTTTGTAATAAGACGGGTGGAATTGCCATCTATAACCCCGAGAAGAACCTGTTCCTGAGTCCATTGGCGGATGGCCCGATTAAATACACGGATTCACTGGATGGCAAATCAATGAACGTGGAGCAGGTGTCCAAATATGGTCGCAGTTTCAGCGTGGTACGCGTCCCTTATGTGTTCAAACTCTTCATGCAAGAATTACAGACGATTAATGTCAAGATGGCGATAATCACAGAGGACAATGTGGACCAGTTTGATTCAATGAACTTTTCCGCAAATCTCAGCTTGCTGAGCGGCCTCTCAACACCCGGTGACGTAAGCAGGAAAATCCTGGATGACAAAGACAATGCCGAGGTGATGAAAGAGCGCAAGAAGCGGTTCCAAGAGAAACAGCAAACGCCCACGCCCGGCTCTGTCAAAAATACGACCAAGGGACATTGGGAGAATTATTTGAAGTTCAAGGGGCTGCCGATGGATTTTGAATATGACGACGCCGCGCTTGAAGGTTCGCCGCGATTCTTGCCGCGCACACCGCCATTACCTAAGAAACCAGACGAAGTGGTAGATACAACAATGGGATTCTGGCAAGACTATTTGAAGTCAAAGGGATTGCCAGCTGATTTTGAATATGACGCCGAAATTATGTCCGACAAACCAGCAACAGCCGAGGGATTTGATTCGGAGCTTTGGGAACAAATGCCCGCCAAGAAATGGGATTTTGAAACACCCTCGCCTGAGTATTTGCCGCGCAGTCCTGCGGTTGCTCCAAAGGGACCGGGTATTCCATATGGCCCAAATGTTCCCGCGAATTATGATTCCATGGGTCAAATCTTGTACAATGAAGAAACAGGGTTAGAATATCCTTATGACGCGGCAACGGGCCATTATATTGACCCAACAACAAGGTATATTGTGGTGCGAAAGGATTTCTTAGTGCCCGGAACAAGTTCATTAGCTCAAGGACCAAGTACCTTTGCTCAAGGACCAAGTTCCTTTATACCCGGCGAAACCGTATATTCATTCGCAGACCCAAGCTCTCCGTTGTCTATTTCCAGCATAGAGGGAAACAACATCATCACTAAAAACCTGGTCACTGGTGAAAATAAGGTCGTCTCGACAAACGAAATCACACGACTCCAACCGCAATCTCCCGACTTTTCGCCTCCTCAAATGACACCTCAAATGAGACCTCAAATCCAAACCCCCGCCATCCATTTCCAACCAAACATTATTGTGTCAACGGGTGCCAATAGCCAGGTATCGTCTCCGACAGATAGTCCGGTAATGACATCAGGAGGGGAACAAGCCGTAGTATCACCAAGCTTGTCCGCTCCAACCTTGTCTGCTCCTTCCTTGCCTCAAGCCGACTTCTTTGATAAACCCCAAATAAGCAAACAAAAGGCTGACACCAGCTCATTGTTGAGCGGCGGCAGCTTCACAGTGAAAATGGTATAACCATAAAATTGAAAAAGATTAATAAATATAAGGACATTATATAATTTGATACAATGTCCTTTTCAAACGCAGAAATCACATCCATCTATAATTCGCGAAAGACCATTTTGGAAATCTATGGCGACAGCGAAATATTCTGGAAACTTGACCCGAACTCCGTACTAGAATACCACAACTTTACCGTCAACGAGATAGAGGCGATGACGAAGAACAACCAACTGGATATGTTGTTGAAAAGCCAAACGGATAGCGGCAAAATATACGTGAAATATATGCTCAACAAGTCCACGATTCGCCTGAATATCGTGGATGATTTAGTAGAAGAATTGTTTGAAATAGAAGGCGTTCTCGGTAAAAACGACACACTTGTCCTCATCATCAACGACGAACCCAATGACTCTATGCACGCCAAACTCACATACCTCTATGACAACAAGGGGTATTTTGTGGTGGTCCATAATATCAACCGATTACAGCGCAATATAATGAAACACGTCCTGGTCCCCAAACACAGCATTTTGGAAGACGTCGCCGACGCAAATGGCAAATCCTCCATTGACACATTTATGACAAAATACAATTTGAAAAACAAGGGACAACTACCCGAAATCTCGCGGTACGACCCGGTGTCGTTGCTAATATGCTTGCGCCCCGGACAAATATGCGAAATAGACCGCAAAAGCCCGACGTCTGTCGTCTCCAAATATTATCGTGTTTGCGTATAATATACGTGAATCAGAATGTCATCTGCATTTTACAATCGGTTCAACAATAATAAGGTAGAGGCATTCAGCGATGATATTGTTTTTTCAACATTTAGTAAGACAGACACTGATTACATAGCCGCTGCATCTTGTACTACGGACAAAACTTGTACAACCGACAACATCGCTGATTGCCAATGCGAATATAAAAACAAAGTAGACGAATTGGTAAAGCTCAAAAGCACCTATGGATATTCCCAGAAAAACTTGGAAGACAGCAACGAAATCTATTCGTCGGTGTCAATGGACAACATCAACTTGGGTATCGGTATTTTGATTATGTTGGCGACGATTTCCTATATGAACGAAATCATATGATAGTATATATTTAGCACAATGATGACAAAAAGCCGTGTAAAACAGGGATTCTATGTATTACTTTTGTCGGCAATAACATATGTGATGTTGATGGTTTTTTCATTGGACAATACACAGCTTGTAATAGAGGGGCTAACGCCGTCTTTTGGAAGCAGGTCCCAAAATACTGCTTCAACTGTAAGCGGAGAAGCAAGTGCCGACGAAGTCGCTTTCAAAAATGACATCGTTGCGTATCGCAAAAACCTAGACGCACGACTAAGAGATTTGAAGACAAATCCACCGGACGAGATTCGTTACAACACAACGGCATATACTAGCATTATGTGGGCGACACTGGCAACCGTTCTGCTGTTTGTGATTTTTACCGAGATGGAAAACTAAACTGACGAATAAAATGACTATTTTGTATATAGTGATTTTATAGAATGCAAATACCCGACGACAATGCTAAATTACAGGAATATAACAAATTAAGGTCGGCAATGCTTCTCAATCCGCAAAAATACGAATTTGATTCAACCGAACTACGTGCGTTGAAGCCGCGATACAATGATAAAACCGACGGTCTAGAACGCGACAACCAAATGTATTTAGAAGAGGAAACCAAATTATTCCACGCCTCTATAATTACGATGACAACCCTTTTGTTTGCGTCAATCTATATCGCATCCTCACGATAAAACTTCTGATAATTTGTAAAAATCTTCACTTGTATATATAATGCCAACAACCGTAGCGGATTTGTTAAATAGTGAAGTGGCTAGATTAAATAATAGGAAGACCGCAATTGACGAAGCCGAAGAAGAGCGAAAACGCGTCCTTTCTTTTAATACCAGCGCGACAGAACGCCAGAAGGCATACAACAACATATACCTGGTCATTGTCGTTATGTTGTTTGTCGTAGTTATCATTAAAATGATATACCAACTTGGTTTGGTACCGGATGCGATTCTAGACACACTCATTGCGTTTGTTATTTCGGCAGGACTCATTTATTGCCTGATTCTATACTCCGACATCATAAAGCGAAGCAATATGGATTTTAGTAGGCTGGATTTAGGGACAATTCCAGTAAAAACCGAAACCCAAAAAGACAGCGAAATCGCGGCGGGCAATTTGAGTGCCGTACAAGGGCAAAGTGCCGATGGAAAATGTATTGGGGCAGCATGTTGTACCGGGGACCAAACATATAACAATGTATTTAGTATTTGCGTACCCAATACGGTTTCTAGGGGAATTGTTCCTACCAGTACTACCAGTCCTACTGCACCTACGCTCAAATATGACTTAGGTGACGAGATAACAACATACCCCGATAACGACGCAAATACCAAAAATTCCATTCTTACTACAGAGATTGTATCGGCATTGACCGACCCAGCAAACTACAAATATTGCCGTATTAGTGCCGGCAATTATGAATGGCTGCCAGTTACAAAGTACAATTTACAGAAAGGCACCGATGGAAAAAGTTTGAGAAGGATTACTCAGAAAGACCCCAATTGGATTGACGCCGCCGGGGATAGAAAGGCGTATGATGAAAAATCAATGACAACAATCCCATTCGCCCAAGCATTTACCACAATGGAATCCGCGGATATAAAGCCGTTTGTAACAGACGTCGCATACACAAAATATGTTTAGAATATATCGCTATCGCAAATAATATAACACATCCTATTATAATGGTGGACCAAATCCAGAACAAAATCGCCGCAATTAAAAAGGCAATTGCGGACATTACATCCGAGCAAAATATCAACAATCGTACTCATTATTTCTTCAGCCAAGACAACTATGTGAACATGTATAGAAATCGTGTCATGTTCATCCTCTATTATATTGTATTTATTTTACTTGCGTTTTCATTTTATATAAACCGCGAATCCTATAGCATTTATATGATTGTGCTGGCGTTGATATTATTTGCATTGCTGCCATTTGTTATAAAATATATAACACGGTTTGCGTATATTCGGTTTCTGGAATTATTGAAATTGTTTTACAATGGCAATGCGCGGTATTTGGAACCGACTGACCAACCTTAAAGGCCTTTTGGCCTTTGGCCGACCAACATTAAAAGGTCTTTTGGCCGACCTTAAAAGGTCTTTTGGCCGACCTTAAAAGGTCTTTTGGCCGACCTTAAAAGCCTTTTGGCCGACCTTAAAGGTCTTTTGGCCGACCTTAAAGGCCTTTTGGCCGACCTTAAAAGGCCTTTTGGCCGACCTTAAAAGGTCTTACAAAAGCATTTACACAATTGGTGTGTAAATACTTAGCACAATGACAATTATTTTTGTCCACCTCTATTTCGTAATCATATTTGAAATCTTCTTTTACCTCTACTACATTATGCCCTACGAGAAAACACTCATATACAGCTTATTTGACATCAGCGATTACACCGACATACAAAACAAGTCTAATCTAATATTCTACATAGAGGACCATCTCACTTGCAAGAAAAGCCAACAGCGCCTGGACGACTTCAACGACAAGCTATGGCTCCAATGTATGGCATTTGTTGGAATACTCAACGCAATTTTGTTTGTGGTATTTATCAGGGACATCGCGCTGATTCGGAAGCAATACAATACAACTTTTATGTCTCCCCATAATTCGCGCACTACATTGGTGGAAGCCGATTACAAGAAAAACGACGACGTGGATATTGAGATGACGGACTTGGATTCAGATGTAAGACAAGAGGTTGGCATAAGACAAGAATCATTCGTCCAGTATTACTGGAAGAACTCAAAGTTTGTGAAAAACGTGGGGAAAACAGTCCGGTTTATCATCCTGGTCGGGATATTTGAATACGCGTTCTTCACGCTCATTGTAGATAAATACAAAATCGTCAATAGCACAACGCTATTATGTAATATGGTTCGCGAATCTTAGGTCGTAAACTTAGGTCTTAGGTCGTAAACTTAGGTCTTAGGTCGTAAACTTAGGTCTTAGGTCGTAAACTTAGGTCTTAGGTCGTAAACTTAGGTCTTAGGTCGTAAACTTA